CAAGCACGCAGGTGTGACGCATCAAGGTGCATGGCTATCTAATACGTATGCGTGGTCAGCACACAAGCATGGTCATGGTTACAAGTACGGCACAACTGCAACAGCAACAAAGTATTACACCTCTGCGTATGATGACTTCGATACAGAGGGTGCAGCGTATGGTTCGTACAGCACTAAGCATTCAAGCAAGGCACTAGGTTGGGATGCCCCTGTCGGTGAGGTACGCATTAAGTCTGACAAGAAGTTCAACTACGACAAGGTAATGCGTGCTGCGTATAACTGCTACAAGCGTGGCTCATCGCAGCTAGTTGATTGGGTCATTACTGCGCCAGAGAAAGCAGAGTTCTTATTGCTTGAGTGGTACGGTGAGACGTATCCGCAAGAGATGCTAGAGCTAGTCAACATTGATCCAGAGGAAGCAGCGTTACTGATCGGTGACTTGTTCGAGGGTGGTAGTGTCAACGAAGGTAGCCTTATCTAATTGTGTGTGACTCAGTTACATGGTGTAACTGAGTTTTTAAAGGAGAAGCAAGATGGACTCACGTAAAGCATACGCACATGGTGTGCTCGATGGATTCAACATCGGTGACTACAACAACCCGTATAACCCTGAACAAGCAACAGAATATTATCAGGCATACAAAGAAGGTTATGACTACGGAGTATTTTTATATACGTTCGACTTACAAGAGAAGGAGGAATTAGTATGAAACAATACAAAGTTAAACACGTAGTGTTATGCGAAGTGCATACGTACCGTGTAGTGGAAGCTGAGAGTATCGAGGCTGCGATGGTTGCTGTATCGCAGATTCAAACTGTAACAGCAGGCGATAGTGCCATGTCATGTGACTACGAGATCGTAGCTGATGTCGAGGTCAAGGCTGTCACCATCAAAGAAAACCGTAGCCATACAGGAGAGTAATCATGGATCAAGAACAACATTACAGAGAGCAGATCATGGCAATCATGGACAAGCTAAAGCTCGTGTGTATCGAAGATGGTATTGACCCTGCGGCAGCAGTGATTGCATTGATACGCATGGCAGGCTTCATGACTATGGTCACGAGCACAATGGAAGGTGAAGAGATGGTGTTGGACAAGCAAGGGTTCTTCAATCACGTAGTTAATGAATTGAATGAAGCGTATGACGGTGCGGTAGCTGCTCGTGAAACACGCAAGGTCATGGTCAACTTAGCGGGAGATACAGATGCCTGAACAAATCGAACTAGACTTTGGCGATGAGCAGAGCGTACTGTACATGATGGACAAGCGTGAACTCATCGAGCGATTGCAGCAGATGGAGTTGTTGGTGTTCTCACACTTACGTAGCTTTGTATTACAGGGTGAGGTTAACCGTGTGGTGATGCAAGCGTGGGATTTAATTCACAAGGACGGCATGATCGGTGCAGCTACGCAGGAAGAGTTGTATCACGGGCTGAAGTATGCCGTCACTAAAATCAGGGAGATGAAAACATGAACCGAAACTTTATGTTAGTCGAGCTATCGGTGTCGTATAACCGTAGCTTCAAGCACCCTCGCATGAAAGAGCTAGTAGCGATAGCATCTGAGGCAAGGGGCTACTTCTATAAGCACACGCTTGCATGGGGGACAGATGGGGTGCAGGCTATGCCTGTCTGTTTGTTCAAAGACTTTCACCCTGTGATGGATGAGGTATCTGTACGGTTTCGTAAGTTAGCGATGGAGATGGGCATGATACTAGCGGGGATATACGTGCGCTATATGCCATACCCTAACAGCCAAGCGTTCTACGATAACGACATTCGCCCACACTTTATTAGAAACGAGGAGTGGAGAGTGTTTAACGCACGGTGTGATCTGACGTACAAGATTGACGCTGTGCTAGAGAAGTTGCACGACAAGCTAAAGGTTGTGCATACGGGCGGGGTAGTCAAGGTAAGGAAGTTCCACGACACGATTTTCAATACGGTAGTGGAGGACTGCACTTTGTTTAACCTGTTAAACGAGCTTGACCCTGACTCAATAATTCAAGAGGTTATCGAGTCTTTAAACGAGTTAGCCACAAGCTACACTCCCAAAGAAGTGAGGAAGGACGCTGCATTACGGGCGAAACTACTAGATCAAGTCGAAGCAATACAAGAATTAATGTCTAAGACTTGACACTAGCAACTATATCTGTATACTTAAATTTCTTTACCAACCACAAGGAGCAGTATCATGGCAAATACGCCTAAAAAATCCAAGCAACAAATCCCTGTAGTATTCCAACGTATGCAAGACCAAGTCAACGCCCTGTTAAACGTGTTGCACAATAAGATAGGGCTGGAGTATGCGCTCCATAGCGAGGAGCATGGCATCAACATAGCCACTAAGGGTATGACAGCAGGCAAGCCTGCCAAGCGCACACGTAAACAGACGGTGGCGTTCGGTGCGTACGCTGCGGTATACAAGCCGCTGATCGAGACGCTAGAGAAAGATGGCTATGCGACCATCCCTGTCGGTGGGTTTAACGTACAGCATATGCAGAGCGCAGTATCTGCGTACTGTAGTTCTAAGTGGGGCAACGGTACGTATACGTGCTCGGCAGCGAAGGATAAGCAGAGCTTAGAGTTGTGGCGATTCCCTGAAGGGTTCGATGGTTCTATGTTGAAGGGCGCACCAATCGTGGCACAAACAACGTTCGGTCCGTACGCACACACCGATGATTAAGTAGTAAGAAACAAGCTGCCGCCCCTTCGGGGGCGGCTTGTCACCCGTGACACCCGTCAAAAAAGAGGAGCAATAAATGAAATGTTCATGCGGTGGGAAATCCAACGTAACAACCACCGAGCAAAAACCTAATGGCGTGTTTAGACGCAGGAAATGTGAGGTATGTAAAAGCAATTTTGCTACGATGGAGATGGAAATTGAAACGTTTGGCACAGGTTCACGCAATCAGTACGGTGAAACGAGAAAGCCAAAAGCTGTGCCTGTACCAGATGAACGAGGGCTGTATGCGAACGACAAAGAGGTCGCAACAGTAAAGATGAAAAAGGTCGATGTGAGAAGAAAGAACGAGGACATACGCAGTAAAGATCGTGTGCCTAGTTACTTCATAGAAGAGGAGGATGACGATGTTGAAAGATGGAAAATTTATTAAGGAAGACCCGCCTAAGATCGGTGTGATGTATGAGGCGTTTAAAGACCGACAGTACACACCAGAAGAGTATCAATGGCAACACGCCCTACTTGATGGGTGCAATGACGACAAGCCGGAGATGCAACGCATAGTAGAAAAAGTAGTAACCGTATTAAAAACAATAAGAGCAATGTAACCAACCACAGGAGGAACGGTGTATGAACACTAAAGTAGTAGACCCAGAGAAGGCAATGTTTCGTGATGCAGAGAAGAAGAAAGCTATTGCTACTCAAACTATTGAAATCATTAAGACTGAGTTCGTCAGAGAATATTTAGCTGACTTTGGCGAGCTGCCAGACTTAACTAACCCCATGATCAATATGTTCTACAACGGATGGCTTGCCGCACAAGGTGAGCGTGAATGGTTGTCGCCTGAAGAAGAGATTGAGTCTAAGAAAAGAAAACTAATGTATCAAAGACGAAGTCAAGCATCAAAAGAGAACAGAGCGAAGCGGAGGGGGTTGAGATGACTAGAGATGACATTATCCGCATGGCTAAAGAAGCGGGTTGGGAAATGGATGACAGTTGCGTACTTGAACCTCAAGTTGTTTGGTACATAAGTCAAGGACAGCTTGAGCGTTTTGCCAACCTAGTCGCAGCAGCAGAGCGTAAAGCGTGCGCTGATATGGCAGAAAACTGGAGATGTAACGGTATGCCAAGAACAGTGTTGGCAGATCAAATCCGAGCAAGAGGGCAGGATATGAAAAAATATTTAGCGCATGAAGATGCATGGCGTTTTATTCCATAAGGAGAAGAACAATGGCAATGGATGAAGAAGGCGTACAGAAAGCGTGGAACTTGATGTCTATGCACAACAGCGAACTGATGTTAGAGAACGAAGAGTTGAAGAAGCAAATACGTATGATGAGTATCTGGACTGTTTTAAAGTTTAGATTTTTATGTTTAATAGGGAGAATGTAATGGATAAAGAAGTAGCAGTTAGTGGTGTAGCAAATAAAGAAAAGCCAATCAAAATATTTCTTGCTACACCTATGTATGGCGGTATGTGTACGGGGCTATACACAAAGTCGATGTTAAATATTCCGGGAGTGTTAGGTAACACAGGGATTCAGGTAAGCATTCGATTCATCATGAACAACAGCTTGATTCAATCTGCACGTAACGACTTAGCGGATATGTTTTTGAAAGAAGAAGATTGTACCCACATGATGTTCATTGACGCAGACATTGAGTTTGAAGCAACAGACATTTTGCATATGTTAAAAGCAGATGTAGGTGTTATAGGTGGCGTATACCCACGTAAAAAGATTGCATGGAACAGAGTACGTGATGCAATTGAATCTGGTGTACCAGACGATAAGCTCGAGCTGCATACTGGAGACATGGTGGTAAATATGTTGGACGACGCTACCTCTGCCACAGTAAAAGCATCAGAGCCATTCAAAGTCAAAGGTGTCGGTACTGGATTCATGCTAGTTAAGCGTGAAGTCTTTGAAAGTTTGATTGGTAAGGTAGATAAATACCGTAACGATGATAACGAAGAGATAAACGAGTTTTTCTTTTTAAAGAAGCATCCTGTTACACAGCGTCAAATGTCTGAAGACTACACGTTCTGTTTTACGTGCCGTGAGAATGGCATAGATGTTTACATCGCCCCGTGGGCTGCGTTTGCTCACGTTGGTACATATAATTTTAGAGGTTCCCCTGTTCGCATGTATAAGGACTTAGCATGAAATTTACACAAGATTGGTTCAGCCACAACATTAATAACTTTAAGCACATTAAAGAAGAGTTAGGAACGGTAAAATGTATATTAGAAATAGGTGCGTTCGAAGGTAGAGCAACCTGTTGGATGCTAGAAAATATGTTAGCTGATGATGGCAAGCTGTTTGTTATAGACACATTCAAAGGTAGTGAAGAACACGTGGGTCTTGATGTAAGTGCGCTACGTACAACCTTCGATGCAAACGTAGCAGAAGTTAAAAAAGAAACGCAAGGAGTGCGAGTGTATGCAGAGCCTTCTTACGAAGCACTTGGTCAGTTAGCGTACAAACGTTTCATTGAGGCGTTTGATTTTATCTATATAGATGGTAGCCACACCGCACCAGATGTAATAACAGACGCTTGCATGGCTTTCCCTTTGCTTAGACGTGGTGGTGTCATGTTGTTTGATGACTATATGTGGATGGATAAAGTTGAGTTGTTACATCGACCAAAGATTGCGATTGATTCCTTTACTACTATCTTTGCAGAGAAGTGCATCGTGCGTATGTCAGGGTATCAGTTAGCGATTCAGAAAGACTAGGAGGGAAAATGCTTATGCTCGAATTTATCTTAATGTTAAGCGGTGCGCTATTGGGTATAGGTTTATTTTTAGGCTGCATAGCTGCTGCAATCTATTACTTTATGGATAGGGACTATGACTAAATCAAATAGAGTTTGTGAGCATTGTGGAGCAAAGACAGTCGAGTATAAACACACCTTCTCTGAATCCTTAGCAGTAGGGCTGTTTAAACTTTACTCTGCCGGTGGTGGACCGATTAATCTGAAAGACCTATCGCTTACACGAAACCAATGGGATAACTTTCAGAAGCTCCGCTACTGGCAGTTAGTAGGGCAGTCGTATCGTAAGGACGGCACACGCATGAATGGCTACTGGCACATCACATCAGTAGGAAAGATATTCATTGAGAGTGGGTACGGTGTGTATAAATCGGTGTGGACATATCGAGGCGACCCTGTACGCTTTGAAGGGAATACTATTTTCTTTGATGACATACACGCACCTGCATATGTACAGCGTGATGAGTATGCTGCTACGGCGGTGCCTCATGACTCCTGAAGCTAAGGTTAAAGCAAAGGTAGTAAAGCTGTTGAAAGAACACGGCGTGTATTACTTCTATCCTGTGACAGGCGGCTTCGGTCGCTCAGGTATACCAGACGTAATCTGTTGCCGTAATGGTCACTTCTTAGCAATAGAATGTAAGGCAGGCAAGAACAAGCCAACGCCATTACAAGAAGCAGAGATGAAAAAGATATGGGACGCAGGCGGCACAACGATGGTGATTAACGAAACAAATATTGATGAACTGCAATTCTATTTAGAGGTTATCGTGATATGACAGAACGAACATTAGAACAAAAGAAAGCATTCATTCAGGAGGCGATAGCTTCCTTTGAAGAGATGCTAAATGACCCACAGCAACGCAAACACGCTGTCTTTCTGGTCTATGACAGTGAAACAAGCAAGATGCAGACATACACATTTAACGCTGACTTGAACACACTATTCATGATGGTGACGAGTGCCTATGAAATGATGCAGGAAACGCAATCCGGACACCAACTAAGGACACTAAATTGAGCAGACCTTATAATCGGATTTTGACCCTTGATTTTGAGACAAGGTGGGACAGCAAGTCTTACACCCTGTCGAAGATGACGACTGAGGAGTATATCCGTGACTCACGATTCAAAGCGTTTGGGTTTTGTGCGAAGTACCTTGATGGAGTTGGACCAGCACAGTGGTATGGCGTGGATGCTATGCACGCTTTTGTTGATGCAGTTGATTGGTCTACCACTGCTGTCCTTGCTCACAACGCGCAGTTTGATGTATCAATACTTGAATGGCTTTATAACGCACGTCCAGTATTTATCTTTGATTCTCTGTCTATGGCTCGTGCTCTCAGGGGAGTTGAAGCTGGCAATAGTCTTGCAAAACTTGCAGAAATGTACCAACTGCCGCCTAAAGGAAGAGCAGTACACAGCACAGATGGCTTGCAAGAATTGTCCCCCCAAATCGAGCGAGAGCTTGCAGAGTACTGCGCCCATGACGTGTTCCTGTGCGAGGAAGTATTCAAACGACTAGTAGTAGGTTACCCAGCTAAAGAGCTTCGTCTCATTGATATGACGCTGAAGATGTACACGCAGCCGCAACTCATACTAGATGAAGAAATGTTAATGGATGCAATTGTCGAGGAAAGGACAACCCGTGAAACGCTTCTGGAGAGACTTAACGTGGACGATGCTACGTTGGCGAGTAACCCTAAATTTGCGAATCTACTTGTTACATTGGGATGCGAGCCGCCTTTTAAGAAGAGTAAGACAACAGGGAAACAAACTTACGCCCTCGCAAAGAATGATGCTCTCTTCCAAGCGTTACTTAACAGTGAAAGAGAAGAAATTGCTACGCTCTGCGAAGCTAGACTTAGAGTTAAATCAACTACAGAAAGAACGAGAGCGCAACGTTTCTTGGACATCGCATCCAGAGGGGCGCTTCCCGTTCCACTCTCATACTACGGAGCTAAGTCGGGGCGATGGGCAGCAGCAAAAGGAAGTGCTATCAACATGCAGAACCTCAAGCGTGGATCGTTTCTTCGCAAGGCAATCATGGCGCCAGAAGGACACGCACTTGTAGTAGGTGACTTGTCGCAGATTGAACCACGTGTACTTGCATGGTTAGCGGACTATGAAGATGTATTAAATATTTTCCGTAGTGGCGGTGATGTATACGCAACGTTCGGTGCGCAGATGTTTAATATTGCGGGCTTAACTAAAGATAGTCATCCGATACACAGGCAGTCAGCTAAGTCAGCGTTGTTGGGTGCAGGGTATGGGCTAGGCTGGGCATCGTTTGCAGCACAGTTATTAACTGGCTTTCTGGGCGCACCCCCCTTGCGCTATACAAAAGCCTTTGCTAAACAGTTAGGCGTGACAGGCGAGTATGTAGATAAGTTCCTCTCATGGGATGAGAACTTAAAGAAGATGGAAGAGATACCGCACACCTGTACAGAAGAAGAGTTAGTCATTCATTGCGTAGCAGCGAAGAAGATTATCGACAAGTACCGTGAGGCAGCGCACCCTGTTGTATCGTTTTGGGAAGTATGTAACCACCTGCTAGTGCAGTCTTTAGTAGGCGGCAAGGAACACAAACATAAGTGTTTGACTTTCCGCAAGGGTGAGATAGAATTACCCAACGGAATGAAACTTCTATACCCTGATTTGAGGGATATAAAAGACGAGCAAGGCAGAGTACAGTTTGTGTATGGCGACGATGAAACGAAGCTATACGCAGGTAAAATCACGAACAACGTAACCCAAGCATTGGCACGTATTGTGATGACAGATGGAATGCTGCGGGTAAGTAAAAGATACCCTGTGGTAGGCACAGTGCATGACGAACAGATTGTTATGGTGCCAGAGGAAGAAGCACAAGACGCTAAAACATGGGTTTTAGCGCAGATGGTTATGGAGCCAAAGTATATGCCGAACATTCCGCTAAACGCTGATGTCGGTGCAGCACGACGTTATGGAGAGGCGAAGTAATGGAAGAGAAAATCACGTGGTCACACAGCGCACTTAAAGATTATGAAGGCTGTGCTAGAAGGTTTCATGAAGTAAAAGTATTAAAGAAGTTTCCGTTTCAGGACACAGAGCAGACACGCTATGGTAAGGACTTGCACTTAGCAGCCGAGCTGTACATAAAAGAAGGCACACCAATACCTGAACACTTTGCGTTTGTGAAACCTGTACTGGATGCGTTAATAGCCAAGCCCGGACGTAAGTTTGCTGAGTATGAGATGGCATTAACAGAAGACTTAAATCCTGTAGCGTTCAACAGTCCTAACAGATGGGTGCGGGGTATTGCAGACTTAATCATAGTTAATGATGATAACTACACGGCTCGTATCATTGACTACAAGACAGGCAACGACAAGTATCCAGACCGTGATCAGTTAATACTTATGTCGTTAATGGTGTTCGCTCACTTCCCACATATTAAGCACGTGAAGTCAGCGTTGTTGTTTGTAGTAAAAAACTCTATGGTTACGCACGAGATGGGGCTAGAAGATGTTGAGCCTGCATGGTGGCAGTACCGTGAGCGTGTAGCAAAATTTAACGCATCTCATGCGCACGATGTATGGAACCCCAATCGGACACCGCTATGTGGTTGGTGTCCAGTTACTAACTGTGAATTTCATCCGAGGCACTAATCATGGCAACTAAACGAGACTACAAGAAAGAATACAAGCGTGATCTACAGACAGGTAAATCAGGACCCGACTCTGATCAGCATGAAAGACAAAGAGCAAGACGTATGTACGACAAGATGGGGATTGATAGAGCAGGTAAAGATATTGACCACATCACACCACTGAGAAAAGGCGGCACGTCAACGAAGGGTAACCTACGTTTACGTAGCAAAAAAACCAATCAGGGCGATAACAAGTAAAGAAAGCCAACCACATGGAAATAGTAGATAACAAAGCATTAGTACTACGCACACGTTCACCGGAGAAGTACCGCATCATCCCTAAGAGCAAAGTACTGCCACCGGATTCAAGCGGTATACATCAAGTCGCTGTTCATTGGGGTTTAGATGAAGCACGTGTGCTACGTAACTTAGGTGTGAAGAATGTACCGTCACCAATCAAGGGGCGGTACGACTGGCCCGGACGCTTCAAACCGTTTAACCACCAGAAAGAAACAGCAGATTTTCTGACGATGAATCGTCGTGGATTTGTATTCTCTGAACCCGGCACAGGCAAGACGCTCTCTGCGTTATGGGCGGCTGACTATCTTATGAATATGGGAGAAGTCAGGCGTTGTTTAATTCTATGCCCTGTCTCGATCATGACATCAGCATGGATGCAGGACTTAAACAACAGCATCATTCACCGTAGTGCCATCGTAGCCCACCACACGCAGGCAGCCCGTAGACTAGAGATGGTCAGAGGCGGTTATGAGTTTGTGATTACGAACTACGAAGGCTTGAACTTAATTGCTGATGAGATTAATAAAGACGGCACGTTTGATCTGGTGATTGTGGACGAAGCTAACGCCTACAAAAACATCAGCACTAAACGCTTTAAGTCATTAAAGGCAATCGTTAAACCGACCACCTTGCTGTGGATGATGACGGGAACACCTGCTGCACAGTCCCCGCTCGATGCGTACGGTTTAGCCAAGATGGTTAACCCCGATGAAGTGCCTAAGTTCTTTACTGGTTGGCGTGATCAAGTGATGTACAAGGTTTCGCAGTTTAAGTGGCAAGCTAAACCATCAGCAGCGCAGGACGTGTTCGATGCCTTACAGCCTGCTATACGCTACACAAAGGCTGAGTGTTTGGATTTGCCGCCAGTCATTACTACGACACGTGAAGTACCCCTCACCCCACAGCAAGCCAAGTACTACAGGCTGTTGAAAGACCGCATGATTATGCAAGCGGCAGGGGAAACGATAACTGCAGTAAATGCAGCGGCAGGCGTTAATAAGTTACTCCAGATCAGCGCAGGGGCGGCATACACAGACAATCAGGAAGTCATTGAGTTCGACTGTGCGCCCAGACTTAATGTATTACTTGAAGTACTGGAGGAGACCTCCCGCAAGGTGTTGGTGTTTGCACCATACAGACATAGTATAGACACAATAACAACATTCTTGGAAAAGAATAACATTATCTGCGAGCAAATAAATGGGGACGTAACCCCGACCAAGCGCACATCCATATTTAAGAAGTTCCAGACGGAGGAAAACCCCCGTGTTCTGGTAATTCAGCCGCAGTCAGCCTCGCATGGGGTAACGCTAACGGCAGCCGATACGGTGGTGTTTTGGGGTCCTGTTATGAGTGTAGAAACATACCTACAGTGCTGCGCCCGTACGGATAGGGTGGGGCAGAACTCCGACAAGGTAACGGTTGTGCATATTCAGGGCAGCGACATCGAGCGCAAAATGTTCAAGCAGCTAGCCTCAAAGGTGACAGAACATGCCGCCCTCGTAAAATTATATGAAGAAGAGCTTGCAAGTTAAAAAAAGCAGTTGTAAAATGTTTGACAGTTGTACCCAACCACGGAGAAAGAAATGGACGATAACACAGTGATCCCTATGGATCGGCTGGCTAAAATCTACTTAAAGATTCGCGCAGCCAAACAAGTACTAACGCAGGAATACGAGGGCGAACTATCTAACCTCGAAGCACAGGAAGCAGAACTAAAGAACGCTATGAAGTCACAGATGCTAGCGTTAGGTTCTAAGTCTGTTCGCACCGATGCAGGCACAGTAATGCTCGGACAAAAGACACGCTATCACACACAGGACTGGGGTTCGTTCAAGGAGTTCGTTATTCAGCACGATGCCTTAGACCTGTTAGAGAAGCGTATAGCGCAGAGCAATATGGCAAAGTTTTTAGAAGATAATCCCGGTCTCGTACCGCCGGGGTTGAACTCCGATACGGAGTATCAAATAAGTGTACGTAAACCTACCAAGTGAGAATGTAAATCATGTCTAATATTGTTGAATTTAATCCTTCGTCAGCCCCGTCATTTGTTAAGCGTGGTGAATTATCTGCAGTTGCTAAAGCCCTAGCCGGTGGTAATGTTGGTGGTGGCGGCAAACGTATCTCCATCAAGGGCGGTGTATTCCGTCTTATGTCTGATGGTAAAGAAGTAGCGGCTATTGATGAACGTCATCTGGATGTGGTGGTTGTAAATGCCGCACCTAAAGTATCCCGTACGTTCTACATGGGTAAGTATGAAGAGGGTAACACCACAGCACCGGATTGCTGGTCGCCTAATGGTGAAGTTCCTGATGCGTCATCTACAAATAAGCAGGCTGATTCATGCGCTACTTGCCCACAAAATATTGCGGGTTCTGGTGATGGCTCTAGCCGTGCCTGTCGTTACTCACAGCGTTTAGCTGTTGTACTGGCTAATGATGTTAACGGCGATGTAATGCAGTTGTCTTTACCTGCACAGTCAATCTTTGGTAAAGAAGAAGGCGACAATCGTCCTCTGCAAGCATACGCTCGTTACATGGCAGCACAGGGTGCAGGCGCAGATATGGTTGTAACTCGCTTGAAGTTTGATACTAAAGCGGCAGTACCTAAGCTGTTCTTCAAAGCACTGCGTTGGTTGACCGATGATGAGTACGCTGTATCTGTAGAGAAAGGTCAGTCACGTGAAGCTGTTAGTGCTGTAACAATGACGGTTGCTCAAACAGATAAGGCTCCTGCGCCTGTAGCTACACCAGTTGAGGGTACTGCCCCAAGGGCAACCAAACCTAAGACTCGTATGCAATCGTCGACACAAAATCGAGAGCCTGAAGTTGAAACAGAAGAACCGTCTAAGCGTAAAGAAGCAAGTGCCGGTGGTGCTGTGCCTAAGCGTGACTCTAACCTTGCCAACATCGTTGGTGAGTGGGACGACACAGACGATTAATTTTGGTTACCCCAGCCGGAGGTGGGGCTAATAACACCGGCAGCGGGGGCAGGCTCTCCTTGTAATATCTACCCAAGAGCTTGTGACCCCGCACCCTTAACTACAGAAAACTAAAATGCCATACTCAGAAACAATACGATTTGCGGTCTCTAAAGCCCAGAAGACTTTGGGCAATCAGTTAGGACGCTACGCCGTACATTTAGATGTGCCTGTAACGTTGCTTGCAAAAGCAACTGGAGCTACACGGCAAACAGTTTATAACTGGTTCAATGGTGGGGAAGTACTACAGCCGTACAAAGCTGGTGTTACATCCCTTTTAAACATCATGAAAACTTCTTCCACTACGGAAGATGCGCGGAGAAAAATATGTCAAGCATTCAACCTTCCTCTTTAAGTGACATCGAGTTGGTTAAGTACGCCTACATCAGATTGTCGAGTGAACCATTGCCTTTGCAGTGGCAGCATGAATTAGTAAAACGTTTAGAAAAACTACTCTACGCAGAAGACGCCGCAAAAGACGACGCAAAATAATACCCAAGGATAATAATGACACCGCTTGAATTTATGGCGGCAGTACTGCCGTCTGCGGGTAATTACTACTGCGTCGCTGGAATGCCCACCAAGGAACATGTATTTAATAAAGAACTGAACGAATTAGAAGAAGTAGTAAATAGATTTTCTGCAACTGAACAAGACACATACTTTGCATTGTTTACCTTTGCTGAATCAGGTAATCGCAAACAACCTAACGCTGTAGAGACACGCTCGTTCTTTCTGGACATTGATTGTGCAGAGGACGGACCGAAAACGTATGCTACTAAAGAAGCAGGGATGGCTGCGTTCTTAGCGTTCTGTGAAAAGACAGGGCTAGCTAAATTAGGTAAGCCATACATCACCGACTCTGGTGGTGGCTATCACGTATTCTGGCCTCTACATGAAAACGTAGCAGCAGGTAAATGGAAACCTGTAGCTGAAAACTTTAAGCGTCTGTGCAAGCAGGAGAAGCTAAAGGTTGATATGTCTGTACCTGCTGATGTAACGCAGCTCTTGCGTGTGCCTGAAGTAACGAACTGGAAGCGGGTTAGAAAGTTTAATGAGACATTTACTGTACAGATTCATCAGGAATCTGACGGCACAATTTCATTTGATGATTTTGATTCCATCATTCGAGCCGCACTAACTGAACTGCCTGCGTTACCAAACAACATCCCGTCAATCGAAGGTGTACGCCCTACATTAAATAAGACTGCGCCTACGGCAACAACGATGAAGTTGTTTGAGAACTCAGTAACAATTTTTAAAAACATTCTTGTTAAGACTCAGGCAGGCACAGGCTGCGGACAGTTAGCACACTACCTTGAGAACGCACAGGAAGATGGCATGGAGCCGCTGTGGAGAGGACTGTTGTCCATTACGCAGAAGTGTGATGACGGAGAAAAGGCTTCTAAGTTTTTAACCTCTCGTCATCCGTACACAGAAGAGCGGATGCACACAAAACTGCGTGAAATACGTGGACCATATCCTTGCGTAAAGTTTGATAGTGAGAACCCCGGCATCTGCACAAACTGTAAACACTTTGGAAAGATCACTAACCCTTTGATACTAGGGAAGGAGACTGCAGTTGAGAAGAACGAGACAACTATTACTGTGGAGGCGCCGCAGGAAACGTCTATTCATAGTCAAGAGGGGCATGTTCTGCCACAAGAGACGGTCACCTATGTGCGTCCATCGCCGCCGCGTGGTTTCGCGTACGGTAAAAAAGGCGGTATCTATCGTGAAGTGGAGGAGACTGATGCGAATGGTGAGAAGGTCGCTGAACAGAAGATGATTCTGCCGTATGACTTATTCATCATGGACATACTAAAGCCAGTAGGCGGCGAGCATACGGTTCATATGGTAGCTATGCGCCCTGAAGGTGTAGTAGATATTATGTTTGCGCAGAAAGCGATTGTTAGTAAGGATGAGATTGCTAAGTCATTAGCATCGCAGAACATCATTGCTTCATTCGGTGCAGGTAACGATGCGTATCTATGGGGATATGTACGTGGTTGTGTTGAGACATATAGTGCAGAGCGTGGTGCAGTTAATGTTCCTGCGTCATATGGTTGGCAGAAGGATGGCTCGTTTGTTCACAACAATAACATCTACGTTAAGAATGATCGCACCAGACGCACACCGATACCCGGCTTAGAGAATGTGTTTCAAGGTACGGGGCGTGACGGTACGTTAGAAGGTTGGCGTGAACGTTTTGGTTTGTTGATTAACTCTGCATATAACAAGCAGGAAGATTTAAACCCACTACTGGCAGCAGCGTGTGCAGGGTTTGGTTCTCCGTTGATGACGTTTACTGGTCTGCATGGCATGACGTTTCACTTAGGTCACAGACAATCAGGTACAGGTAAGACGCTAGCGTTGTCGATGTGTGCATCTATCTGGGGGCATCCTGATCGCTATAAGATTAGTGCGGCGACTTCTGATGTAGCCATGCTGCAACGTGCCGGTATATTAGGTAGCTTGCCTGTTATCTCTGACGAGATTACTACTAAGAACCGTGCGGACATGGAGTGGTTTCCGGGCTTCTGTTTTTCGTACAGCGAAGGCGGTGGTAAAGATCGTATGGAGTCTGGTGCGAATAAAGAACGTATCAACAACTCATACTGGGATAGCTTGTCGGTCTTATCTTCTAATACAGAAGTCGGTGACTACATGACAGGACCACGTAAGCATTCATCAGAGGGTGAGCTGCGTCGTATGTTAGAGCATCGTCCGCACGTTAAGCTAAAATGGACTGAAGAAGAACGCAAACTCGTACGTACTTATAAAGATCACTACGGTGTTGCGGGTCCGATATTCGCTCAGTGGATTGTGAACAACCGCGAGACTTGCAAACGTATAGTAGAAAAAGTTACTGAGCGTCTACGTGTGGACTTTCTGATTGTGGATGATGAGCGTTACTGGTTGGGTGGCTGTGCTGCGATTGTTGCAGGGGCTATTCTGGCAGGTAGTAAACACGCAGGTATTATTGACTTGCCTATCGAAGGCATTGTTAATGCTCTGAAGAAGATGGTGTTCGAGCAACGTGCGTTGATGGCAGCAAATGTACGCACAGCAGAAGATGTATTGAACGCTTACATCCGTGAGTTCTACGGTAACTTTGTAGTGTTGGCAGCGTCTACTGGCATCGGTGCAGCGTTTGGTGACGGTGAGTTGATTGAACAAACTACCATGCGCTCTAACGTAGCAGGGCGTGTAGAGCATGACGCATCACCGGGCTTTACTGACTTCTACATAGAGGAGCAATTACTGAAAGGCTACTGTTCGTCAATGAGTTTTGGCTTTGAAGAGTTTAAACAACATATAGGCAAACTATATCGTACTACTCTGCCACGACGGTACGACCTGATGAAGAAAACAAAAGGCCCACAGATGCGTGTTAACTGTTTAATGATCAGCCGCCCCAAAGATAAAGAGGAGCCGTATGACCTCCAGCAAGCGGCTTAAATACAACTTTCCTTGGTTGGACTTGCCCCCCTATGGGGGCTTTTTTATACCAACGCTAAACCCAACAAAGATTAGAGAGTTAGGATTGAAGGAAGGTGTGCGAGTCCGTGTTATTGGGAAAGGCACACCCTGTATTTACAAAGGGCAGATGGGCGTACTGTTTACTGTTGACGGACGGAAGCGTTAAATGATCTAGCAAACTCAATCTTAGTGGCACGTATTTCTTTTAAGCGTTGTAGCTTTTCTGCGCCAGATAGATCAGAGGATTTAATTAGTTTCTCCATCTCGGTAAATTCCCCCATCGTATCTTTAAAAGATGCTGCCACATCAGACATTGCTATATCAGTAGCGTACTCTTTAGCAAACTTTGTAGCTTCGTCCCCACGCCCTTCGTCGATCATTTTGTCGAATGTATTTTTAGCTTTCTCATACTCTTTGGCTTTTTCATAGAACAAACTGATCTGCCCTTGCGCATCGTTAGGTTGGAACATACTACCTATAATAGGCATATCAGATAAACGTTTGTCTGGTGCTTCGGGTCCGGGCTTGAGTGGCAGTATTGTGCCTGCTGCTTGCGCAATCGCTAAACCTAAACCACCTGTGTAGCCGTTGATGAAGTGGTCAACCATAACAGGAGATACACCAATAGTTTCGCCTAAGAATTTAGCTACGCCACTAGTCTTATCTCTTACACGTTCGCCCGGCATTAAACCTTGTTCTGCTTCCGTCTCAATATCCTGACCAGTGAAGAACGATTTATTAACCGCCGCTTCAAGGATAGGTTTAACCGCTTGCGGTACGGATGATGGACCAAACGGAACAGATGTTGCAACTAGCTCCCTTAAACCTGTCAACACTTCACTGACATCACGGTCTTTAGAATTTGCCAACAACATAGCTTCAGGCAACGCTTTAAAGATTAAACCAATCTCAAACGGGATAGGTATTTTTATTGGCTCACTAACGCCCGGTATACGAATAAACCAGTTAGCTAAACGGTCACGCATATTAGCGTTCATATATGCTTCGTCGTCCTGCATCATGGCAGCATACATAACAGTCATACCTGCCATCATCAAACCACGTGTATATAACTTACGCTGAATATTTAACTTCTCTGAGTATGGCAGCTTGCCAGTAAACGCTTTGTATAAAACATCCAGACCTTGAATCTGTGCATTTAAGAACGGGATCATCATGTTCATGGCATACAACGAACCGCTTGCACCACGCTTACTAAAGTTCATTGACTCTAGCGTAGCAAGGGTAGCTTCCATGTCAGATAGACCTTGAGCGATATAGCTGTTGTAGAGTGTTATACGAGATGCAGCGTCAGATGCCATTGAAGCACGATCTAGTTTAGCTAATGCCATCTCCCAACCAGAACCACCTTTAGATAGCTGGAGCATAATCTTCTGCATATCTTCAGAGGTACCAGACAGAATCTGACCGCCAATAATGCCACGCTCTTGCAGCGTCTTCTCGCCTGTACTTGTACCTGCGTACATCTTCATTAGTTCTTTAGCGGCACTTGCTACTGGCAGCATGTTACCGCCAGCCAACATAAAGTTAGAGGTAGAGTCACGCAGTAACTGACGCAGCATATACACAGGACTACGAGTCACCATTGCACGTAAGAAGCGTGCAGGTATAGCCATGATCTTAGTTACACCGCCAAGCATTGTTGGTGTGCCATGCAAACCTTTGACTAACAATTCAGATGGAATATCTATTGCTTCGCTCTCTACTACAGCGTAGTAATCCTTGCCATCTCTTTTAAAGCGAATAACGTTAGGCTGCGCAGGACCCGTACCTTTAAACATATAGCGCATTTGACCATTCTTATCTTCTTTACCTTTTAGCAGCCCTGCGGACTGCAATGAAAACGCAATCTCTTTAGTAGCCAGATTACGTAATCCCATATCGACAAGCATAGCGGTGTTCTGTAGGGATGAAGTAAAGAAGTCTTGAATCTTCTCGTCACCGCCTACTAACTCTTTTAAATACGGTTGCTGTTGCAGGTTACCAATAGTAAACGGTTGTATGCCAGCAATCTCCATAATGACATTATCGCCTTGCGCACGATAGTATGGAATGTAGTCTTCCATGCTAGTCAATTCGTTAAACTTATTCTCGTCAATGGTACCGGCTTCTTTTAACCAACCCATCAAACCTTTGTTGTACTTGTTGTACATCTGACGAGCATTTTCAAACTGCGGTATCTGATCACCCAACGCTTCTATACTATCTAATTCTTCTTGCGTTACGTTCTCGTTAAAGTTTAGTTTTGCTTTACCTATACCCATGTTCTTAGCACGTTTAGCTGCCAACCATGCAGTAAATAAATTGCGAACAGCTTCAGCATTGCCGTAGCCTTTTACATTAGCAAACTCTTTAGAGATGTCTACTAAGTTATCACCGCCTCTACTCTTAATAACGTAGTTACCTTTTTCATCTTGTACAAGTGTAGGCGCACCATTGTTTACTGTCTCAGCAGTTATGCTCATGCGTTGGTCGTGTAGACGACCGTAGTACAACATTTGCATAGCTTGCGAAGATTTTTTAAGGTATTCAGCAACACGTTCCATCGGAGCCAAGCGGTCAATGAACATCGTACGTGCGCCAATACCAGTAGACTCTGACTTAATTTTGTCTAACGTAGTCTGAGGGCTTGAAACAATTTTATCTACTGCCGCAGCAATATCTGCATTTATTTTTGGACCGTTTAGTACTTTACGACTAAATACAGTTTCCCCGTGTGGGTTTTGGTATGCGCCAACAGTTTTGTTTGCAATAGACTTGCGGGACTGACGTAACAGGTAGTAGATGTCTGACGTACTAGCAGTAGACAATTCAGCAAAGCCCATCTTTCTAAGCCCTGCACGTACTGCACCTATCATCGCCTGAATAAACTCTTTAGCCTTAGCAATAAAACTTCTGTCTGCACGAGCCTCTTCTACGTGCGCAATCATTTCACGCAACGACTGAATCTTCCCGTCATTTAAAATCTTATTAAGTTCTTCTTTATCTGCACCTCTGGCTCTGGCAGCTTCATGGCGTTTGGCATATTCAAGTGCGGTTTCTGCCACATCATCTGCAACGCCTAACTTCTCTGCCATACCCATCATACCGCCATCAAACTTCTCAACAGAAGCTAACAACGACTTCATACCAGATTCGCCTAGCAACGCATCCACACCGTAGTGACCTGTTAATTCATGCGCTACAGTTTCTTCTAAGTCTTTAATAGATTCATGCGTATCGCCGATAATCAGTACCGTACCATCAGGCATAACTGCGCCTTTAACACGATCAGCGTGTACATCCATGCCAGCCTTAGCCATCTTAACAATCAGCTTGCCGGGAACATCGAGCAATGACTTCGCGTAAACCAAATTTATACTAGATGGAAGTTTTGCACGCAGCTTGTCAATGAACGCCTGTGCTTCTGCAGCGTCAACGGGCTTGTCAACAGGGTTACCTAAACGGAACGTAGGTTCATCAAAGTCAGAAGGTGGGGCGTTTTCTAAATCTTTAATTGATTTGTCTAACTTCTCAAAAAAGAATGCACGTGCTTGTTTAAATGCACGTACCGCTTCAGGACTGCCTGCACCAAACTCTTCTTTAGCTCTCTTTACTGGCTCACTATTATTAGCAAAGTTATCTGCCATAGATTCAGTACGTCCTGCTTTATTCTTAGGACGAGGTGTAACGTCAGTTTGAGTGGACTGATAAGCAAGCGTAGCCGCAACTTTCTGATAGTCCGCCACGTTTTCAGCAGCACCAACACGCTGCGCTTTAGGCGTTGTGACTTTTTCTTCTGCCTCTTCTTCAATCAATAAGCCTGTTTGTGGAATAGCTTTTGGTTTTTTAGCCGGTTTCCACTGCAAGCCTTGTGTAAGATTAGATGCGTCACGTGCTTTTTCTGCGGTAGCGAGTTCTGCTTTAGCTTTCTTTATCTTCGTGCCTAGCTTTCTAACACGTGTTGGCGAAGGTTTTTCAGACGCTTTAACTCGCTCTTGTTCTTTTTCTGTGTCCGCTATAGTTTTTTCTAATGTTTTAATCTGTTGATCAACTGCGTTTCTGTATGCGGCAGTTTTACTTGCGGTACTGACCCACTTGCCGCCTTCTCTAGTACGTGTTTCAGGAATAGCACCAACAGTTTTTTTCTGCATTACGAGTGTGCCTGCTTTAGCTACACGCAAGCGTTGCTCTAAGCTCCTTAATTGTCTTACTTCTTTTACCGAGGGGTTTTGTTTTGCTCTGGCAGCATCTACCTGCGTTTGAAGCGCCTTTACTTTTTCTGTATCAACAACTACTTTTTGTACGTTTTCTTCTTCGCCGTACTTCTTCTGTAGCGTTTTATCGGTATTGATTTGCTTACCAGCTACAGTTACAACTGTACGAGTAATTTTAGGCAAGTTAAGCCCTGCGGCTAAACGTGCTTTCTGTGCTTCGTCTTTTTTACTTTCTATTGCTTTGAGTTCATTTAACTGTTTTTCAGCAACAGTAATTTCTGCACGTTTTTTATCGGCTTCTTTCTGGCGTTCTCTTTCATCGTACGTACGCACGTCAATCTTACTTAACGCTTTCTCAAGCTCGGCTAGGTCTTGCTTGTCTTTCTTTAAGCGTTCGTCTGCAGCCGCAATCAAACTGGCATTGCTGGTATCTGCTTCAGGTTCTACGTTACGTTCTTTTCTTAAAGCGTTAACTTCTTTTTTAGCCGCAGCAACTTGGTTTTGCAAATCAAATACACGCTTGGCAGATATGTTTGGTGTTTGTTGTGCGTTGCGCAGTTCTGCTGAACGCTTTGCTAATACCTCTTCGGCTGCTTTTAGTTTCTCTTCGTCAAACTCTTCTCGCCCATACAAACGTGTCTCTAATCTACTACGTGCTTCTTTAACTACGGCACGAGCGTTCTCAATTTCTTCCTGTATGCTTGCTACTTCATTAAACAGCTCGTCCATTTCTGGTGACATTCTTGCGTCAGCAGGAAGCGTTTCTTGAATTTCTTTTAATCGTGCTTCAAACTCTTTTACACGTTCTTCAAAGCGTTGAATAATTGGGCCATACATTGCCTCTGAGCGATCTAAGCCACGCTGTTTTATTTCTTTTGTGATGTCACGCAAAGCGGTAAGGATGTTAGTTTCCTTAGCTGCAATCTGGTCTTTTAGTTTTTTTGCTTTATCTACACGGGCTTGCTGTGATTTATTAGCCGGTATTTTTATAGCCTCACTTAAATCTTTTTTAGCCGCATCACGTTTTTTAGTTAGTTCAACAACTTTTTCACTTGCGATACGTATTTCTTCTGGGGCATTACTTATTGTAAGGGCGTAATCTTGCGGTAACTGTTCTATGGAAGATGCCCAGTCTTCGCCTGCAACGTCTATTAAATCTTGGTTAGCTTGCGCTAATTGCTTTTCTAAAGTTTTAACACGATCTTCATAAAACTTAATATCTACTGTTGGAATTAAATCTGAAATTGCTTTTCTAAGTTTGCGTACTGTTGCTGACGCTAAAAATTTACGGAAGTTAGCAGCCGTTGCACGTATAACCCCTAAGTTTTCTGCCATCTCAGGATTAGTTTGCTTTACGGTATCAAACAGTGTTTTCTGCGCACCAGTAGTTTCTCGTAACGGCTTTAACTCCTCTGACTCCTTTGATTTTTTATCTTGTGATAAAAACGTATCAGTATCTTGTGCTTCAGACAATGACTTTAATGCAGACTCAATAGGCGCAACAGAATCTGTGGTGTCTTGTCCACGTAGTAAACGACTAGCCGCATCCTCTGCCGCATCTAAAAGCTCATTAGTCGCCGTGTTATTTTCAGCCGCTTCTTGCGCTGCAACAAGTGCATCACGCAAAGACGCGTCTATCCCAGTACGCGTACCCAATGCACGGTCTATCAGATTACTTACATAGTCACGTTTACGACGCAGTTGTCCTTCTAAAGTCTTAGCGGTATCGCCACGAGCTTCTTCTGTTTTAGCTGCTTCAGCAGATGCGCTTTGTAGTTTGACTAACTTTTCTTCTCGTCTTTGTAAAGCAGGCGTTCTAACAGCCAACTGCGCACGTACGGCTGCAAGTTTTGGTTGAATCTGTTTAATTGTTGCTGCTTTGTTTGCTACAGCATTTAGTAACAGCGTTAAGCGTTCTCTTGCTTCTTGCGCCATCTGCTGTGTAATAGGCTGCATGTTTTCTGCAGCACGTAAGTTTGCGGCTTCCTGCAACACACCATTAATGTAATCTTCTTTGTTTTTATTAATTAAATTTTGTAGCGTTTCTTTTGTAGACGACGCAAGTTTGCGTTGGTCAGGGCGAGCACTGTCTAACGTACGTCCCTGCACTAAGTCTTCAAGATTTAATTCATAATCTGATAGCGCCGCTTCATGCGCTGTTTTGGCTTCAGTAGCTTTGGTTGTGTAGTTTTGTTTTTGCAAGCCCGGTTCTACTTCTACTCCCGGTGCCATATCACTAGCAACCTGCTCAAGCTCACGCTCAATTCCTCGCCCAATAATAGATGTTGTAGCTACAGGCGTAGGTTTAGCACCGATGCGCTGCAAAGCATCTTTTTCTTTTTCTACTTTACGTTGACGTTCAGTCGCAGCAAGTACTTCTTCCATCTCTGGTGCTGATTGCTCGTAAACAGCCTGAAGTTTTAAAGGAAGCGCTTTCTTAATAAGTTCTACAGTAGCTTTACGTTCTTTATTTATTGCCGTAACTTCTTTTTTAGTCATCCCTGCTGTTTGCTCAATAGGCGCAAATTCAGCAATAGTTATTTCATCGTTTAAAAAGCTCTTTGCTAACGCACCATCACTAGCTAAAACATCTGCAACAGAAGAAGCGTCATCCATTAAATCGTGATAACGCAAGCCTTCTAACTTAGTATCTAAAAGCTGTTGAGCTTGCTCAGTAGGTAATGGTTCTGTTTGTTGTACTTGATCTTCTGGTAAATCTAATAGTGTGCGAAAGCCTTCTGGAGTTTCAGTTTGTTCTGCCGTAGTGGTTGCTTCTACTGGTGGGCCTTCGTCGCCATACAAGAATCTATCTTGTGGAGACATTTCTTGCATCCGGCGTTCTTCTTTAGCCGCAGCTATAGCGTCTTTGTTTTTGTTATATTCAGGACCGATCTTATAGAGCAGTCTTTCGTTGACTTTTAATTCCGAAGAAATATTTTCAAACTCTTCACGTTGTTCTGGCGTAGCATCTTTAGGTAGTTTCTTTTTACCGCCTGTTATAGCATTACGCTTTTCAAGTAACGCTGCTTTTTGTTCTTGCAGCTGATTAAACGTAGCATCAAGCTCGTCTACTAAATACTCAGGCTTTTGTCTACGTGCAAGTTCTGCTTCGGCTGTTTTTTTAGCTTCAGCGTCATTCTTAACTTGTGCTTCTTTCTCAAATTTATCACGTGCTGCGCCACGCTCTAATGCACGACCGGGTACAGCAAATGTACCGCCAAGTAACGCACCACCAATAAAACTATCGTAGTATTCTTTGCGAGCTTCAGGATCAGTAATATCTAGACCGGCTTGCGCACGTTCTAATACTTGTTGTGCGGATTCTGTTAGACCTTCTGTACCTGCACTTTTTAATACGGACGGACCGTACGCTTTAACAGCGTTTGCTGTGGTGCCAATGATGCCGTCACGTGCAATCTTAGCGGCTTGTGCTTCGGTTAGTTCGTAACCTGCTTTACCCAGAATGCCACGCAAGCCGGGAATCATACGCAAGCTTATTGTGTCTAAGGCAGCCTGCGGTATGGATGCAGCCACTGCACTCGTGACATCTAAGTCTTTAGCAGCAACACCTTTTTCTAATTGGCGGGAAAGGTTAGAGCCTGTGAATTGTCCAGCAGACGCAGCGCCTGCACCTAATAAACCAGCAACCCCAGCACCAATACCTAATGCACCAGTTACAGGAGCAGATGCAGCAAGACCGCCCGCTATGATAGGCGCAACCATATACGGGGCAGACTGCGCTGCCAAACCAGTTATATAGTCAATAGGGTGTTCAGAGAATTCAGGTTGTTTGTATTGTTGGGCAGCACGTTCACGTGCAGCAGCGGCAGCTTTCTCAGCACCTTCAGCACCAAAGGCAGCACGAACCGCATGAACATCGCCTGCTAGATTGCTTAACCCAGAACGAAACGCTGCGCCCATACCTGATTCAGGTTCGGGTTTTTTGGGTGTCTCGATTGCTGGCTCTTGACTAGCTAACTGCCTTTTTAATACATTTGCTATAAGCCTAGCACTTTCTTCATCCCCGGCGCGATGCGCCCGTGAGAACGCATCTTTTAACTCTTGGATGTTTGGCATTACAAACCTTTATCTCGATTAACCGCCTGCAAACGCTTCGTATGCTGCTTGTTCTTTTGGATCATTAAACAAATTTTTACCGCTAGTAGTAAATGGGTTAGGCAAACCTTGCATCATAAAATGCTGTGCTATAAGTTCACGTTCTTTTTTAGCGTATGCAGAAGGGTCTCTAGCTTGTGCAAGTTTACCTTCTTGACTGCCTTTCCATGTTTCTAATGCTTTAGCTGCATTATCTGTAGCAATGTTAGCAGGATTTAGTTTAGCGGAATTGCCATACGCAGAAGCCATAATTTTTCTGCCTGCTAAATCGTACTTACCTGTTATATGTGCCTGCTCTATCGCACGTTCGTTTGTCTGAGCGTTAGTGAATATGTCCGCCGCAGCTTTCTTAGTTGCGCCTGTTGTAGCTACGATTGCATCAATACCGGCTCTTTTATAGCTAGCTTTGGTTTTCTCAATATCTTTTTTAACTTCATACAACTCTTTCCAATCGCCTTTAGCTTCAGCACGACGTGCGTCTTCAATGCTAGACATTAATTTAGCACGTTCATCTGCTGCAGCATCTAACTTATCTATGCCCGCACGGTATTCTTTAATGGCTTCTTTACTTCCTGTTGCAACGTTTTGCATCCAGTGTTGAGAATTTCCTGCAGCAATACCAAGACCCGCATTAACCAACGCCATTTGAAAATTTTGTTGACGTCTTTGCGGTTCTGAAATTGCTTTTTCTTTTAAGTACTTTTCCATTGAATCACCAGCTTTACCGCCCGGCTTATCTTTTTCTCTTTCAGCGAGCAAGGCTTTCATACCAGTAGTTTCTTCTTCTCCTGCTTTAGCGTACTGATCTAGGATGTCTTTGTCGCCTGCGCCTACTTGCTTAACGTAGTCTTCATACGATTTAGAAGAACTTGCAGGTGCTTTAGGAGTGCCGCCCATGTCAGTCCCAGATTTTGTACCAGATTTTGTACCAGTACCTTTTTTCTTTTCTGTACGGTATTTTTTAAGTGCCTCTTCTTCTGCTGTTGGTGCTGGCTTTGTTGTTGCAGGCGTTGTTGCTGGTGCTGCCGGAGTTTTTGCGGCTTCTTCTCTGCGAATTGCATCTGTATAAGGTGTTGCGCCACCAAAGGCTGTACGATCACCGCCGTAAAAATCCGCAGGCAAATACGGAACAGGAACACCTGCCGCACGTAAAGGTCTGGTAATAAGATTTTCCCCTACGCCTGCAACTACTCTCCCCGGCATACTAAAAATATCTTTTGCCGCAGCACCAAAACGTTTAAAACCATACGCTAAATCTTCACGATCTTGTTCATCTTGCTTAACTAAATCACCACTATCAAAATGTGCAACACCATCCGTATCCCCACCATCAGCAAACGCAATAATCCCACCACCTGCCATCTTCTCCATGTTAGGCGCAGGCAGATTCATTAGCCCCGTATTCTCAGGCAGTTGTGCTACTTGTTGCGGCGATTGTTGCGGTATTTGCTGCATACCTTGGGGCATTTGTGGCATCTGAGGCATTGTTGCCTGTACCATCTGTTGACGCAGATTGTTTGGTTGTGGCTGTTGCGCTGTTTGCATACCTACGGCAGCGGCAACTTCTCTTTGTTTAAGAGGCAACGCCATCATAGCGGCAGCAGCAGGTATAGATTTATCCTGCCCACGAATAACCGCTTCCAATCTTTCAACTGGATACATCATTGCAGCGTTGAAATACGAGTTGATGTTTTGACCAATCATGATGTCCTCGCACTACGTGTTTTGTTAATCGCTAACTCCGCCAAGCCTGCTGGTGCATCTTCATCAATCATACCGCCTTCTGCTTTACCGCCGGGGTTACCAAACATACCGTAAGCTGCCAAGCCAAGACCGCCTACCTGAGATAACGTAGATGGTGGTGCTTGATATTGCATTTGCGTTGATTGTCCTAACGGTACACCACGCAGTATGTCAGACATAAACGACAAGTTTTGTTTATCGTAACCTTTTTGATTTAAGAAGTCTTGATACGCAGTTTGCAGCTTTTGCTGCTCTAATCCTTGCATCTGTGCGCCAGCGTTCATCTGCGCATTTAATATATCTCTCTGCTGACCAAACTGTGTCTGACCTAACTGACCTAAAGTCTGTGCGCCTTGTAGCGCCGCTTGATTCCCTTGTAACCCTAGAGTGGCACCAAACTGTTGCGCTTGCTGTGCTTGTTGGAACGCATTCTGCATACCAGTGCCGTAAATATTTGCTTGGTTTTGCCCAAGATTACGCTGACGCTCCGCTTCTACTAACGCTGACGCACTGCCACCAAACGCCCCTTGCTGTACGGCTTTAGCTTGATTCATCTGCCCACTAATATCAGACTGACGACGTGCCTCTTGCAGCTGTGGGTTTAACGCATTCTGTATGTACGGTGACATAAACGCTTGTTGAGCGTATGGATTTGTTGCCGCTGAATTGTATTGGTTGCCCGCATTCATTGCGTTATAGCCTGCATTTCCCGCCATTTGCGTAGCAGTACCTAGTTGCTGTGAAGGCTGTAAGTTGGCAATACCCTGCATAGCGTTTTGTTGCATGGGAGAAAACCCAGCAATACGTTCACCACCATACGCTTGATATGGTGCGTTAGTAACTGCTTCAGCTTTACCCAGCATACGTTCAACATACGGCTTGGCGTACTCAGGGATTGACGTTTGCGTAACTGTTTGGCTTGAAGGGGCTGGAGCAGGAGATGAGCCGCCATGAAGTTTAATTTTACGATTGCCGTCATGTTTAAAAGCGTCAATAGGCAAGTCAGGTATGCCTGCTAGTGCCATCGCACGATCATTAAGTCTCATAGTGACCTCTACAATATCTTTGAATACAGTTTATCTGTATGTGTGTACCCTAGATACTCAAACAATCTGGAGTTATCTAAGTGAATTTTAGTGTGCATAATGATCCGGTTAACGCCAATACCTTTAAGCACTTCTTCTGCATATTTAAAAAGTTTTATACCTACACGACCTTTGCGATAATCTTTTCGTACAAAATACATATCCTCAAACGCAGTCTTACAAGTCATGTAGTGCAAGTGCGGCTGAACAACAAACAGGATATACCCCACTATTTCATTGTCGGCTCGCACTGTAATACAACGCAACATCCCCGCTTCTGCCAGCTGCTTATACGCATCGTAATTAGGAGCCAGCGGAAAGTCTTTAGTTACGCACAATTCTTCGTAGTGTAAAGGAAAAAGAACCTTCATCTCTTCCACAAAAGCAAACGCATCGCAATCTGCGTAAACAAGCATCGTCATGCAGGTAAGTGTTTATCCGATTTTGTATTAACGGCAACTTTGTTTTTACCTGTAGTTTTGCCACGAGCTTTTTGTACACGATCCATCATTGCGTAGAGCTTTCTTGCTCCCGCCTCCGTGCTTCCGTTACCGATTTCCGATACGATTCTAGCGGGTACCACAAACTCTCCGTCAGCAAGGCGAGCAGGCTGACGATTGCCAATAGAAGCAGGAATAGAATCAGATACGCCATCGCCCGGTCCTCTCAATAAACGACCACCATCAGAATAGTCCCCTAAGTGCGACATACCACCAACAGCATAGCCTTGATAACCACCTTGTTGTGCAAGACGTTGGTTCATACTAGCGTAGAAATCTTCTAAACCTAATTGCTGTTCGGGAGTGCGTTGTGGCTGTAATTGTATGTCAGACGTTAAGCTTGTACCCGCTGCACCTGCAGCTTGTCCTTGAGGTACGTACGGTGCTGCTATACCGCCAGTTACTTCGGTTGTTGTGCTTGGTTGTTGTGCGGCTTGTTGTTTTGCTACCTCGCTAAACCCACCACCACCATTACCTGTACCGGTATATCCAAGCCCCGCTAACGCAGGGGTAAATTTTCTTTCTGTCGTTGATTCTGACGATTTATTTTTAGAAAGTCCACCACCAGCCATCCGCATTTCACCAGTAAAAGGATTAACAGGGGCGTCAATACCAGCGTTAATTACATTGTTTGGCATTGGGCGTTGCACCATCGGATTGCTGTACATAGTAGTTTGCAACTGAGACTGTGGGTACATTGTGTTACCGCTAGTAGAATTTAGTGCAGCCATTTGCTCTACTGGACCGCCAACAGCGTAGTTATTCAACGCCATCAAACCGCCTTCTTTAGCAATTTTTTCAATAGGACGTGCTGTAAAACGAGGTTCTGTAAAATATCTACGTTCCGCAGTTGACGCATTAGGGGCATACGCATTTGGGTCTTGCGCTACAGAATAATCATATGGGCGTATGTATGAACCGCTACCTGCGGGGCAGCAACACCTTTTTTATCGTTCATTCCTGATAGCGCACTAACACCCCCAGCAATAAACGGCATTGGATTATCTTTAACAAAGTTCCATGCTTTCTCACCAGACGACGTAACGTCTCTAAACCCTTTACCCATGTTCTCCCATGTAGGAGCAGATGCTGCTTGTTTTGCGGCTGCTTGGGCTGCTGCTTGTTGCGCTGCTACATTTTTTGCAGCTGCTGCGGCTTCTATTCCGGTACCTGCACCACCTTGTAAAAGGCTTTGTTGGGCTGCTTGCTGTATTGCAGCTTGTTGAACTGGGGCTTGTAATGCCACTTGTGTAGCAGATGGGGCAGCCAACCCAGAGCGTAATGCGTCTCCAGCGTTTTGCATACCTGTTGCATACGGCTGCGCTATTGTTTGTCCTACGTTAGCTGCTGGTATACCGTTAAAAGCGCCTGTTACACTCGATGCACCGCCACCCACTACATTAGACGCATTAGGAATAACAGTGCTTGGAGCTGTTGCAGCTAACTGCCCTGCTTGACTATTTAATGCTGCTTGTGACGCATTTACTCCTGTATTAGCCGCTGCACTGCCTGCGGCTGCACCTGCTCCGGATAGACTTGCACCTAAACCTGCACCGCCGTATGCGCCCAAACCTGCCATCAAACCGTCTTTTAAACTGCCTGTTGCCAAACCAGTAATACCACCAACGGTCAATGCCGTAGCAAACGGTGTGGCAGCTAAAAAAGCAAGAGATGTACCTGCAGTCAATGGCGCTAATGCCATACCTGCAATCATCGGAAGAATAGACTTTAGAAAGCCTGCTTCAGGCAGACCTGTATGTGGGTTAATAGTCAGAGAGCCACCATGCGCCATAGCAAGCGCTTGCAGACCGCCAACTTCTTTTGGGGTCATGTGAACTAAGACTTTGTCTTCGCCTCTACCGGCGCTTTGCAGATGGTGGGCTAGTTGGTGAACGCTCATATCGCATCCTTAAAGAATTTTGTCAATAGTAACATTTTATACAGCGGACACAAAGGTCATTGTTGCTACAACCGAGGCTGTAGAAGGCTTTGTTGGTAGTGGTGTAGCTATGTAATTAGGTATCGTTACGTTAAGACCCGTAGTAGACCACCATATTTCTACGTTATCTCCGGCATTCATAGACAGGAAGTAGTTCCAACCCTTAATGTCATGCGACGGATCGTTCGTACCTTTTCGAGCTGGCATACCAACTTTACCCGTGGAAGCAATAATATCTACACCGTTTTGCTTTAACCAAATAAACACATCTTGTGGCGCATTATCAGCATTTTCTATTTGCACACTAAACTGCATATTGTAAATACCAGCCTTAGCAACGGTCATAGCCGTAGTGCTTACTAACGATATGTCATTTGCAAAGTCAGTAGTATTAAAAAATAACGCATAGCCTGTGTTTGGCGCGTAGGCAATTTGTTTACCTTCTACGGGAGCATTAATTAGATGTGCCGCCGCTGTTGTAGCTAAAGCCCCGCGTACACACCCAGTAAACGAAGTTAATGTTTGCCCTGTATAAGTAATGGTTTCATCGGCTATATAAAATGCTTTAGGCTCTGCAACTGACGCTATAGGAAAACTAGCTGTAGAAACAACAGGTATTGTAGTAACCACATTGTTTATAGCTGCCGTTAAAGTGGTTTGCGCAAGACAAGAAAACGCACCGTAAGGTACATAGAACCCACTACCCCCAGTAGATAATGTTAATTGCCCAACAAAATTGTCCAGCGTATTAAAGTACTGACGCAGGATGTTAGTTAACGCATCTTGGTACTGACGGTCATATTCAACCGGCGCAGCGGGTAGCTGGGCAGCTTTAGTGCGGTTAAGTTCAGTGGACTCTGTAATAACAATACTTATTGTCATGCTCGGCGCCCATCAGGTCTAACATCTATACGAGGAACACCCAACTGCCACTGCGTACCTAACGTATTTGATTCCACCTTAAATGCTAACTGCCTGCCACGCACACGAGTGTACACAATCTCAGTAAACTCTTGCACGTTGTAAGTTTGTACTGCATTTGAGTACGTACCATTGTTTGATGTCACAGTAGGCGTTGGTGCAGTGTTGTAAGGCGCACCCGGATTTTGTCTTGGGCGTAACGTAAAAGTAGCGCTTGGATGGTTTGGTTGACCATTAGCAGACGTAGAACCGTCAAACGTAATATCTGGAATTATGCGCCACACAAACCCATAGTTATGCCCATCCTCAATATCAAAGTCCGAAGATTGCACATACGCAGTAATTGGTAATGGTTGTTGTCCGTTAGTAACGTCCCCGTCATCAGTAGACGTTTCATGTTGTACAAGCAGGTTATTGTACGTGGCAGCAATTGGGAAATCACTTACAGAGCTGTCTAACCATGCAGTGCGCCCTAATACGCCGTAATACCATACACGGTCGAGGTAATTAAATATAACGTATCGGTCAATTATGTCTGAGTTTCTGGAGCAATAAAACCACCAGATTTCGCTATACGCTTCGTTTGTACCGGCAATAGTTTGAAACTGCTGTCCACGATTAATATCGTCAAACACATATGAACGTAGAGAAGAAGGCAGTGTTTCTACACGTCCTGAGTAAACATAAAATTTATCTGTACCCATCCAGTACGTAACACCAGAAGCCGTTGCCATAGAGTTTGGTGACGCAATAGAAATATTGTCTGCTAGTAACGTGAAGCCCCACACATAAGGTGGTCCTAAATACTGCATACCGTATATTGCAGAGTCTGTCCAAACTATAATTTCTTGACGAGTCTGTAACGCACCTACAATTTGTGAACCGTGTGATAGACGATAGCTACGTGCTTGATTAGTAGCGGTTGGGAACCATTCAGTATAACTTTCTTGCGCAGACCAACGAACGAGTAGCGGGTCTAATACACCAGAAGGATCAATTGCAGGGTAGTCGTTACACCCAAACGCAATAACAATTCGTGCTGCATCAGCAACTAAAACTTGGTTAACTATTGATGGACAGCTTGTATCAGTTACAGTAGTCGCCCAGCCAGCAGGAGTGGATGACGTAGAAGATAAAATTACACCTCTTACGTTATAGTTTGGTGCAGTACCACTGCCCGGCTGCCACATATACAGTGGGCCACCACGAGGACTAAATATTAAGAACTCACCAAAATTTGCTTGGCTCCACAACCGCAACTGCGTAACAAAAGAAGAACTAGTAAAGCCTGATCCCCAACCACGTGCTGTGCCTGATGGCGTATATACAATTACTGTGCCGCCTTGGGAACCACCAGAACTTGTAGCGTTGTACGCTGTGCCATTAATTGTAACGTTTACAGTGTAAGAACTTGAAACTGTGGCGGGCGGTACTGGCGGAATAACAGTTACTTCAAATGCCTTTATCATTACTGCGCTCGGTATACCGTTTACATCAGCGTCTGATATAGAGTAAAAATATACAAAATCCCCTGATGTTAGACCATGTGCTGTTTGTGCGACAGTAACAACAGGAGAAGTATCAGTGGTAGTAAAAGGTGTAGTTAATGTAGCTACCATATACTCAGGCCAAGGACCAGAACCCCAACCTGTACCAGCACCGGCAATAATTGCGCCGGAGTTAATCTGATATTTAGCCACAACAGAACCGCCACCATTACCACTGGCACTAGTAGAATAAAAAGCAGCGACAATTGTGTACTTGGTACCACTAACTTGTGTTGCAATTTGGTATTCGTTATTTACGTCTATACCGCCAACTGATGTAGCCCCACTAAAAGTAACAAAGTCCCCCGGCTGTAAACTAGTTACCGTAGTGTCTGTAACAGTAATGCCAGTAGAACCAACACCAACACCTGATGTATGTGCAGCGGCAGTAGAGCCATTAACGCCCCTAACACATCCTAGTATGTTGTTGCCAGACACAGAAGTGTATGAAATCTGTTCTGTATCAATCTTTATATACCCGCCAGTACTTACAAAACTTGTGCCGCTTGTAACAACTATTGTAGTGTCGGTAGAAGTAATTGTTCCGTTAAGTGTGGAGTAGGCAGCAGCAAAAGTAGTCGTATTGGTTGTGGTTTGACGGAGAGGTGTAATGTCATAAAAAGTACCACCGTTAGCAACATAAAATTTTAAACTTGTACCAACGCCAAGCAGGTTATAGCCTTTAAGCGTTATCCAATTCCACAATGATCGACACGTTCCTAAAAACGTAGCAAATGATCCGTTTAATAAACCCCAACCACCAATCTTTTCTGGATAGCCAGAACGAAAACGTATTTTGTCGCACTCAAACCAACCACCTTCATTGGCAAGTGTCGTACCTTCACGGTTTACACCGGGGCGAAATTGAAGTTGTTTTAGAGGCATGGCGGTATCTTTTAATTAACAATAGGCAACAGATTAATATTAATAACAACCCTGCTTAATGCTTTAGTTGGTGACGCTTTTGCGTGGAGTATTTTTCCATGCCACAATATTAGCGTTCCCTTTTTTGGTGTAACTTGTTTTGCTACTTTGCCGTCATCACCAAAAAAGAACGTATCTCCGTCAGCATTGTTTACATAATAAACAGCGGTTATCTGGTCATCAAACGGGTTGTCGATGTGTGGTGTGTGATACTTACCGTCAAACCGAGTATCAATCGTGTTTAGGTTAACTTTACATCTATATACGTAGTAATCGCCATCAATAGTATCAATCAATTTGTTTATGATGGGCGCTATGTTGTTGTACGTATTAGAGTTTACCGCCCCTTCTGAAACAAACAAATGCGAAAACTGCGGAGCTTCTACAGTATTAACATCTACCAAACTATTCCCACTAGGTTCATAGACCGAAGCACTGTTATAAAAATATGGGAAGCTGTCACCCAAAAATAATTTCTCTAGTTCGTCTTGGATACGAGGTTTAACAAAATTACTAATAACTTGCATGTTATGGCGTCCAAGTAAAGCTACCGTTAGCAGTAAAGTAGTGCGTAAAAGTTGTGCCTTGTTGCGTAATAGTGTTGCCGCCTGAACCGAGTCTGGTCTGTGCGCTATATCTAATTGCAACTATACCGGACCCCCCCGCGCCACCGTTACCATTACCCCAACTACCAGCACCTCCGCCACCACCTGTATTTGCTGTACCTGCTCCGCCTGCTGCATTTGCGCCACCACCTATACCGCCAGAGCCGTTACCTGATCCACCATTACTAGTGCTACCACCACCACCACCAGCGTAATAAGTGCCGTCAACCCACGGCAAACCTGCACCGCCTTGACCCATAAAACCAACACCTCCGACCGCACCTGCTCCGCCCCCACCACCACCGGTATTACCGGCACTACCACCCTTATTGCCTTGTCCTGATGTCCCCGCACCACCTCCACCGCCACCACACGCACCGCCACCACCTGAACCACCAGTTTGCCCACTACCGCCATCTGAGTTACCGCCAGCACCACCACCAATAGCCGTTAGGCCGTAGAACGTAGAGTTAGCACCATTACCAGATTGTCCACCACCCCCGCCAATAACAACAGGGTATGTTCCGGGGAACATTGCCACGTTTACTGCTATAAAACCTCCGGCACCGCCACCACCATTACCGTTCCAATTATCAGGAGCGCCTCTTCCACCACCCCCGCCACCGCCAACAATAAGTACGGAGACAAGGGCAGAGGTACTGGAAGTTCCACCTGAGTTAGCACGAATAGCGTTTAAGCTTATTGTGCCTATACCGCCACCTGCTAGGTTTCTAGGACCAATATCATTTAAGCTAATTGTGGCAGTCGAAATGCGCTCTATGGCAAGGTTTATTTGCCCAAAGTCAATTGGTCCTGAAGTAGAGATTGCCATTATGGTGTGCCAAAAGCTGTTACGTTTCCAGTTACGATTGAGTTACCAGCAAGGTCTAACGACATTCGATTTAAGTTTTTATACTTAAAATAAATTTTAGAAGTAGTTTCAGTAAGTGGTAGCGTTACTGTACCGCTTGTATTTATAAGTGAAAAAACTGTAACAACTTGTGATCCTGATTGAGAACCGCTAAAGTTAATAGCGGTGCCGCCCGATGTTGCTGACACATTAAAAGTTGTGTTTGTTCTATTAACTACGTAATACTGCGTACCTGCTGTTATACCTGTAGGCAAAGCGCCAGTAGTGGAGAACACAACAACATCACCGTTATTTGGAGCCGTTGTAACAGTAACTACACCGGGCGTTGCCACACCAGTAAGCGTAACAGGTGCTGCGGAAGTGCCTGTAGCTTGTGAAATATTTACATTGTACGTACCAAGTCCACCGCCACCAGTACCAGCAGGAGAAACAATAGCAGTATTTGCAGTTACACCTGTTCCCGTTAACACTTGCCCAATAGCAAAAGAACCAGAACTTGGTGCTTCAGTTACAGTAAGAATAGTACCCGCAGCACCGGAAGTACCATTACTAATAAAACCTTTACCTGTAACACCAGCAGATAGCGTTGCGTTTTGTGCTGTACCTTGCGTAGTAGATAGCTTGTATGTATTGCTTGTGCGCCCAAATACAAAATAAGGAATATTTACTGTAATACCTGTTGGTAATACTCCGCCTGAACCTGCGGTAAATGCTACCGCCGTACCGTTGGCTGGCGCTGTTGGAACCGTAATTACTGCTGGACTATCAAGTGTCAAACTTGATATTGCTTGTGTAGCAAACGTCTCCGTTATTGCCCAGTTAGTTAAACTTATAGTGTTTGAAATGGCTCCGGTTGCAGCGGCTACAAAAGCCGTTGTAGCTAACTGATTACTATTTGTTCCTGTGGGGGCTGTGTATGTTGTAGATACTGCTGTTACTCTATAGCCAGTGCCGGGAACAGAACCTACAATAACAGGCGTACCGGCACTATTTTTAATTCTAAACGTAGTAGCTGAACGTTCGTACACAGTAAATATAGCGGTGTTACTTATTTCTGTAGGAAGGGCATCGCCTCCCGTGTAAAACATAACTTTAGTGTCGTTAAGAGGAGCAAGTGCTACCGTAAAAAGTGCAGGGCTACCCGGTCCAATAGTAACGGCTACATCTCCACCAAGAAACGCAGACCCGCCAAGCGTGTATGAGCCTAAAGATATTTGATTACCGGAGTTAGTTTGCGTACCGCCAATATCAAAATCCCCAACAACGGTATCTAGTTGCTCAACAATGTTTGTTCCATCGCATCGTAGTAATACAGAAGCTCCCGGGGGAACAGCAATTCCTACCCCTGCATTAGTAAGTGTAGGTAAACTTGCATTTATCCATGCGTAAATTGTAGCTGTATATGTATTACTAAGATTTTGTATTGCATACATCTTAGTTACTGGCGGAACATACACTTCAAAATTTTGTGTAAGAGAGGTTGTAAAAGCTACTGACGCATAACGTGCTTGGTCTGTTACGCCACTATAAGCAGTGAGTGCTTGTTTATTTGTTTGCACTACAGTAGGAGCGCCAACATTAATGGTAATAGCTCCAGCAATTGCTTGCTCAAGTAGCGTTCCTAAGTTGACGTTAGTCGTGGTACCCCAGATACCGGTTTGCTGTCCGTTACCAATAAGTTCAAGGCGTAGGTCGGGGGAGTAGGTCGATGCCATAATTAATCCTTACTTAAATACATTGCACGTTCTTCGTTGCGTCTACGTGTCAAGCCTTTGTTTACAATACCGGCAGCTTTGGTGTACAGCAAAAACGCATCTGCGGCACCTTCATAATCTTGTCTGTTATGGCGCATTCTAATGCTTGATCTTTGCAAAGAGCCAAGTCCGCAGTTAAAGGAAAAGCTGACCAGAGCATCAAATCGCCCTTGAGTAGTACCAGTGGGGCAATAACGTAAAACGCCAGATTCAAAACGTTGTAAGTCAGCTTTGAGTATCTCATCTACTTCCTTCATTGTCAAAGTCCTATCCCATTCTTTTGGGCATGTCAACTGGCCTTTAGCTTTAGCTTCTTTCCTCTGATCTAACGTCATTTTCATATGCTCTGGTGGGGCAATTAAATGCCCAACACCCGTTGTCCAAAGAAGAATGTGGTCGAGGTACGGCTTAATCCGTACCCCTTCGTTTTGCTTAATTGATAACAAACAGCGATCTGAGACGTTCATTTTTTACTAAACGCCTGAGTGCCAAACCAAAACGCAATGATTGATGCCAGAATCTGCATCTCGTCTGTATCAAACACTTCGTGGATTGCGTCCATGAAAGCAACACCAGTAGACCATGCCCACCAGATACTTAGCAAATCAACAGCAATCAATAAGCCAACAAACAGATAAGTCACCACAGGGCGTACGGAAGCACGTAGGTTAATCACCCACTGAGACGCACCTTGACCAATTGCTATGTCGTGCTGGTACAACGCCAAACGTTCTTCGCCAGCAGTTTGTATTTCTATCTGATGAGTCTTGATTTCTTCTATACGTTCCTGAGACTGAAAGCCAGCGGCTTGCATACGCATTTGCTGATCTAGTTGCATCTGAGCTAATTGCAGCTCATGCTTCTTGTCAGACTTATCCTGAAAGAAGTCTAGTAGTTTTGGTAGACCGCCCATCAAAAACGATAGCGCGGTGGATATTAGTGTCATCATTTAATTTGCTCCTTGATCAAACATCCATTTTATAAACCATGCAAAACCTGCAATGATTAACGTAATAACAAACCCACCAAAACAGTTATAAAGTATATTCAACGTCTTTTGTAGTTTGCGTTTCTTACGCATCTTTTCTGCTACTAAGGCTAACCGTGCTTCTGTTGCTGCTTTCCTAGCAGCTTCGGCTTTTTCTTCCCGTTCTTGGCGTAGTTTACTTAAACGTTCCCAGAACTCATCCCACATGCCACTCTCATCAAAGTGGTAAATCATTATGTGTTTAATCTGTTCGTAATACTGTGCAATCTCTCTGTCTGCCGCCATCATATCCATCACGTACTCGGCATCGGATATTGGGTCATCTACTGGTTGCCCATTTGCTATTGCTTCGTCTTGTTTTTTCTTTGCAACTTCTAACTGCGCTCTGTTTGATTCATATTTACTTGCCGCTGCAAAAAACTTCTTCACAGGTGAAAGTGATTGACCTAGTTTTTTCCCCGACTCTACACATTCGTTAATGCTATCTACAGCTTCTCTTGCCTCATCGGCAGCAGATTTAACTGCGTTAACTACGAGCCTTACGCCCTGTATAGCTAACCCTATTGTCATCGGGTCGATCATAATTCATCTCTCTACGTTATTTCTGGGAAGTGTAAATTCATTACAGCTAAATCGTCCACGTTGGTTGCAGTATTAATTTGTGTTTCATAGGTGTTACACAACGCACGAGTTGCTGCACGGTAATCTAAAACATTTTGTGGTACAGGCTTACTACTAGATGGGTCGTTAAACCGTTCTATCATCCAGCTTGTTTGTCCTAAAATATTAGACGCGTACTCTTTAATCTGACGAATCAACATTGCTTTAATATCGTCTAAGTCTTTAGGTTGATTATGCGCCCAGTAAAACCTGTCATTAAAAGGCTCAGGGTCAGGCACTTCTGTAATGTTGTACAGAGCTTTATCTTCAGCCGTAAACATTGTTGCCCAGTTAGGTGGAAAAGTATCACCATTGTGAGTAAAACCTACGCCTACTGTAAGGGGAGTACCGTCAATTAAAAACATTTGTTACCTCGCTAAACTGTATTTAAACGGGCTTTCTGCCCAAGCCATGTATATGTAATTCGTTGAAGCAGCATTTAAAGCTCCATTAGTTGATCTCTGTTTAAATCCATTAGATAAAAAATCTATATACGCAGTAGACGTACCTTCTGTACCTGCACTCTCTGTAAAAAGCGCAGGACCTTGAACGTTATATACTTGCGATGCTCCGTTTAGCATTAGCCATCCAGCCGCCGTAGTATTATCTGTTCTTTTACAAATTGTAAATCGAGGTAAAAATCCTAAGTAGGTAAAGGTTCCTGCTGCTAAACCATTTCCCGCATAACTGCCAAAAGAAGAAAATCCCGGAATTGATGTAAAACAATACGCAATATAAGTTGTGCCATTTGTATTAGTTAATATATTAGTGCCGATAGAAAAAACAGAACTCGTGGGGTTAGTATTGTCCCACACTGAAGTATCTGCGGTGGATAAAGCCGTACCATTAAAAAGTAAATAATTGCCTGCACCTATTGACCTATGGTATGCAGGCCAATTACGAATCGCATTTACCGCTTTTGCAAATATAAAATCTAGCGCTTGGTTTTGCCCATGCCCAACAGTAGTAGCAACGCCTGTACCTACATAGCTAACAATAGAAAAACCATTTGTTGTATTAACACTTACTTTAGATGCGTGTTCGCAAGTCTGCGTTCCTGATTGTGTGCCTGATGTATTAACACGCCCTGTTGCGCCACCTGTTATTGCGTTAGCTTCGGTGTCGTATAAGTTAAATGTGTTGGTTGCAATATTACCCGCATAATATGTAGTGCCTGATGTAACACCTGTAGGTAGTGCGCCAGTAGTAGTAAACTGCACAGCCTGCCCGGCACTAAACCCATTAGTATTTAATGTAACTACACAAGGGCTTGCAATCGTCATAGTTGCCGTACGTGTTAACGTACCATTAAAATTCCATGTGTTAGTCCCACTACCTGCGTTCCATTGAAATGAAACATACGTAGCAAGGTTTGTATTTGAACCCGAGTCTGCCCCAAGACTAAATCCAGTACTGCTAAACCCTGTTACACCACTAGTTGAACTTGCCGCCCCTGAAGTAAGCAGAAGTTGGTTGTTTGTGTTTGCAGCTAACCCACGCACAGTGTCATATACGTAGTGATTTAAAGCGTTGCTTCTTGATTTATTCCAAACAAAATCTGCATAACATGAAACACCATTTACAGCATTTGCAATAGTTTGTGTTGAACCATTACCGGTATATAAAGTAGTTGCAAAAGCTTTTGCAGGGTTAATAATTGATGGAGTAGATAATTGAAAATTATTTAATCGTCCATAGCCTGTTGGTATTGTGTAAGAAAAAGGTCTTTGACCAAAGTTTACATAAATAATTTTTGCGCCAAGAGTGTTAGCTGCATATGGGAAATACCCGCCGCCAGTGAGACCTGTAGAAATTGATGTGTAGTTTGTTCCATCTGTTGTGTAATCTAACGTACCTGCGTTTGCATCAAATCTAACTCCAATAGCCGTAGTAGTAAGTCCAGTAGTAAGTGTTACAGCAGTAGCAGATGTTTTATACACACCTACAATTTGGTTTGATGTAGCGGCACTAAATGTTATTTCCCAGTAAAACTTACCTGTATCCATTCGCATAGTGGCAAGTAAAACTTGTGAAGCAACAGAAGTTGTTTCTAAACCCCCACCAGTAACACTTGCTGTAGTAACAGTGCTAATAGAATTTATAGCTGGGTAGTTGCATTGTATTACGCTAGTTGGTGTTGGTACATCTAGCATTGAATCATACGTAACACCAGCAGTTACAGACATACTTGCACTTGGTTGCCAATTGTTACCATTACCGCTAGAATCTAAACCAAGATTTGTAGTGGATGAATTATTTGTAAAAGGTAAGAAAAACCCATTAGCGCCAAATGTTCCTGTGTACTTAATTGGTTGCCATACACCAGTAATAGAATTATATGCGCCAAAAGAAGTTGGAGTTAAAGCTTGACCGTCTACAAAATAAACATACGCCATTAAACCAGAAAAAGCGTTTGAGCCAGCAGCAATTGTGTTACCCAAGGTATGTGCTATAGCGGTGTTTATAGTTGATGAAGCTGTTCCTGTTACTGCCGATACACCATTAACATAAAGAGTGTTTGAAGTGCCATTACGTCTCCATACTATATGATACCAAGCCGCAGGGTCACGCAATACTGCTGGGGAAATAACAAGTGATCCACCCGCAGTTAAAACTAAAGCGTTTGAAGTGTTAAACGCAAGATTTTGAAGACCGCCTACGCCAATAAGTGCTGGGGTACCAACCCCTTGCAAACCATCACCACGCTTAACCCATGCAGAAAATGTGTATATGCTTGAGCTTGTAGGTGTACCAAATGTTCTAGTAAAATTAGCTGTACCTACCCCACGAAATCTAACACTACGTGCTACGGGGTATACCGGCGCAGATGTATCATTTATACCACCACTAAATACTGGATATGTCATTACGCCACCGCCAATGATTGACCTTGTTGGTAAAGGTTAGTGCCATCGCTTCTAAATATAAAAAAGTCCCTTGCACCTGCTCCTGTAGATAATACTGGTGCAACACCGCCAGACCATTTAAATGCTGAAGCCCAAGAAGTTATAGTGTTGCTACCGGCGTTTTGAACTATTGCTAAAGAATAAAAAGCACCGTTAACCAAATTAGTAGGTGTACCCATAGCTCTATTTGATGTAACAAAAGTAAACGTTGCAACTTGACCCAAAGCGGTATTCCAAGCAAGCGTTCCTGCATCCGATATTGTAAGGTTAGGAGAATATCCAGTTCCCGCTATAGCGAGTTGCGCTAAAGGCGATGTTGTACCCATACCTATAAACCCAGAGGTACTAATTGTCATAGCATCGGTTGCACCACTGTTTATAACCAAATGAATAGCATTACTACTTACTGTGCCTAAAACTAAATCTTGGCTACCTGTAACAAAAAACCCTGCATTTGGGGCATTGATTGCGCCTGTGCCTGTGTACCCTGATGAGTTAATACCAAATGCTGCATAAGTTGTAGCGGAGTTAGCATCGTTATACGCAATCCATTCAGCAGAAGCAGAAGTACCGGCAGATTTGTTTTGGATTGCCGATTGTAAATAACTGTTTGTTGTACCAACAAAGTTAGTAAGAACTCCTGTGTCACTAAACCCCATTGGGCCACCAACATCTAAATTAGATGTATTACTTGATGTTAAAGCAGGGGCTAATAAACTTAGTTGTGCGGGTAAACTTACATTATTAGATGCGTCTTCAATTACAGCTTTTTCTGAGGGGTAAGTAACAAAGACAGTAACTACACCGGAAAACGTAACCGCTGTATTAGAGTTTGTTGACGAGAGGATAGTTGTACGTGTAAGCGTCGGTCCTGTAGTTGAATATGTGCCAATACCTACTTCCCAAGAACCCGTTGTATCCGTTGCTGCGTAGTATGTTGTATTGGTGTTGCCTACGTTAGCAAACGACTGAAACCCCGCTACTGCACCAAGCAAAGTAAAGTCTACCGTAGTGTTTGCGGTTGCCGTTTCTTGCGCTCTGTTAATAAATACTAAAGCCATGATTTACCTCTATGTTTCAATAATTTCCCACGGAGTCTCAGAATACGTATTAGTTCCAACCCAATCTCCATTATTACCGCCATTTATACCCTGCCATTCGTCAGTACTATAGTCATTAATTGCAACCCATGACCCTCTAGGTATAGCATTTCCTGAATACCCTACGGCATTCACGCCGGTTAGTTGGTCAGCCAAGGAGAAAATTAAATCTCCCTGCAAAAACGTTGCTAGTACACCTGTAAATTGTGTAGCGTTTGTTGGGCTGTTTGTTCCGCCAGTTGCTGTTACTCCTGTAATAGCTAGTCCGAATGCCAAATCTCCTACAGTACCAGTGGCAGTCACACCTTCAAGTGATGTAGCGTTTGTTGGGCTGCTTACTGTACCTGTTGCTGATACTTTGGATAATGTTTTACTAATTTGCGCTTTAGGCTTACCAACAGTACCTTCAGCGGTTACGTGATCTAAGTCAGCAGTTACACTATAAGTTATATCCCCTCTAGCACGACCGTTTGCATTTACACCAGTAACTGGGCGTGTTGCGGTTATTTGCCCAAGCGTTGTAGTGCCTGTAACTCCAGTAAGCTGTGCTGTTTGGGTTTTTCCGGTTAAGTTGCCAAGGTTAGCCGTTGCAGTAACACCCACACCGTTTGAAGTGTGTACAGGAATTTCAACGCCTAAAGTACCTGTACCAGTAACACCAGTGAGCGTAAAACTCTTACTATTATTAAGGTTGCCTACAGTACCTGTAGCAGTGTTACCTAAAACATTAACGGAGATAGCAGGAATTTCAATGCCTAATGTAGCTGTGCCTGTAACGCCAGTTACACGTCCAATTGTGCCTTCACCGTATACATCTCCAACCGTGCCTGTTGCAGTATTACCTGTAATGCCCGTACTTATTCTTGTTATTGGCGTACCTTGAGCAATCGTAGCCGTTATACCGACAAGCGAGTATTCAAACGTTTTACGTAAACTGCCTACAGTACCTGTAGCAATAACCCTTGTTATACTGGTTTGTTTACTAAAGGTTACAGTGCCAAGTGTAGCGGAAGCAGTAACACCTGCAAGCTGCGCCCCATTTCTAACAGTGCCAACTCTGCCTGTAGCACTAACACCTGATATAGAACGGCTTCTATCAACCGCTACAGAACCAACAGTGCCAATAGCACGTGCGGTAGTCACACGAGAACTAATACCTGCTGTTACGGTTCCTGTAGCACCTGTAGCAGTATTGCCCGTTACTTGTTTATCAGTAGCAAAAATAACAGAACGAACTGTTCCCGTAGCAGTAACGGCAGTTAACAGCACTGCTGTAGTGCTTGAATAGCTTACAGTGCCTACAGTACCAGTGGCAGTTTCGCCAGATATGGCGATAGAAAATTGGGGGGTTGTATTCCCAACAGTGCCGGTAGCAGTAGTACCAGTATCTGTTTCATCAGAAGAAGCAGCGACACTACCAACAGTGCCGGTAGCAGTTACACCTGTTACGCTTGCTTGGTATATAGCACTGCCAGTTACATCACCAACAGTGCCTTCAGCGGTTACGCCAGTTAAGTCAATTTCATGTAGACCGGCAACACTACCTACACTACCAGTACCAGTAACGCCTGAAATATCTTCATCTAGCGTAACTGTTATATCCCCAACAGTACCAGTAGCGGTCTCACCTGTCAGGGATACATCATACGTAATTGTTACACTACCAACACTACCAGTTGCAGTAACGGCAGTAGTGTCTATATCAAACGCACTAGTTACACTACCAACGCTACAAACGCCAGTAACGCCCGTTACAGCAACGCGAACAACATTGTCCCCTAACGCAGCAAAAGGGGCTTGGGCGAACGAACTTATACCAAACATGGCTTACCCGTCCGCCTTGTAGTTAAATTAACCGATATTGATAAGGGCAGTACTCGGCGCATTAGTTGGCATCAACAGCGTAAACGTACCAGCTGTAATTGTCTGCGAACCAAATGTATGCACACTAACTGCACGATTACTTTGTGTGTTGTTGTAAATTAATACCGCATCAAACGCAGTAGATAAAGTAACAGACGTATACGTAATATTAGATGGTGTCCAATATGCGGTAATACTAGACGTTGTTGTCGCTGGGGGAGTAGGGTTTGTAACAATTACACCACCTGCAGTATAGCCAGTACCTGTAACTTCACTAGCAGTTGTGTACGCTGTGGTGGAGTTATTTGTAGTACCAGAAGCTAAATACAACGCCGCTTTAAATGTGTCAGCCGCAGTAGTAGCACGAGTAGCTGTTGTACCAAAATTATGAAACGATGTGAGAATCTCTTTCTTAAAAGAGACGCACATTCCTTGAGTATTTGCCATGATTTAATTCCTATTAAAAAGATGCGGCGACGGCCTCGCCAGTTATTGTAAATTTTTTCAATGTCATATGCACTGAACGATGTACCAGCTCGCCGTCAAGCCAGTATTCTGTCCAGAGAGTAGTTTCGTGTTCATTGTCTAACGTACCCTCTTTTTTCTCAAGCAAAGATTCTTCCATCTCGCCCTTGGTAGTAGTTATTAAAGCCATTTTCTTCTCCTATGTAAAACGCAGTAACGCCGTTGTTGGTGCATTAACCGGCATTGTTACAGTAAAAGTATTTGTTGCCACTTTATCCGAGCCAAAATTTATTACTGCAACGGACTTATAACTTTGTGTTTTGTTATATATTAAAGCCCCACGTGCTGTAAAGTTTGCTGGGTCCCACACAACATTGTCAAAACTAACATAAACTAAGCCTGTTGTGTAGTCTGTGTTAACCGATACACCTGTAAGTTGTTTTCCACCCTGCTCATACCCCGTATCAACAGAAGACACTTCATTTACATCAGCTGCGTCGTATATAGTCGTATCAGGTCCCAACGTAGCAAAACCTGTATACAAAGCCATAAACAGCTCGTCCGATACAAGATTTTGCACCGCTTGGAGCATCTGCTGTTTAAAGCTCGTAGTTATGCCTTGTTGTATAGCCATTACGGATTAACCTTAATCTTAGCCTGACCATCACGATACGCATCACCACGCTCAAGACCAGTACCCAGACGATTCAACTGACCCAACGCTTCTTGATACTTCTTTTCGTAAAACGCCATCACGTCTTGCTCACCTTTTAAGTAGGTGTACGCTTCAACCAACGTGCCATACAACAATACAGGGTCATAGTTATCACCAAGCCATGATCTACCCGCCGAGTTACTAATAGCCGTAACAGTAAGCGAAAAGTTTACGCCTGTACCAAGAACGCTGCCTTGGGCAACACCAAGCACGTCGCCATTTACATAAAAAGAACCGGGGTTTTCAATAGTGATATTGGTTACAACGTTTCCAGCCACAACAATTGTTGCTGTAGCTCCAGAACCAGAACCGCCTGTTAAAGGCACACCATAAAAAACACCGTTTGTATACCCTGTACCGGGAGAAAATCCAAACGCAATAATTTTACCCTGCACAATAGTTTCAGGATAATAGTAGTAGTGCATTTCTACGTCATAGGTTATATCTGGCGTTGGTGCCACAATAAAACTTAATTCAGTAGTAGGCGTGTAATTTGTTACAGTGGGGCCAAACAACGCATAGTATCTCGGCATACCTCTAGCGTTAGAGTTGGGGTACGCTGCACGTAAGTAGTTAACGTCTTTATTAATCAGATACTCGTAGCTCTCTGTTGTAGCAGAACCTCTATTATTAATAATAGCTAAAGAAAATACGGATAAAAAATCACTAGGGCAAGCAAGGTATTGCGCACCCGGCAAATCGTAGTATATATTTCCGGTTACGTTTTTACGTAGTGCCGGAATCTGTACAGTGTTATAAATACGCTGTTCCGCTTGTTCAACAAACGTAGGTATATTGAGTATGAAGGACGTTTCGTAGTCCTGAACATACCCAAGAATTGCGCTCTGTAACTGACTGTAATTCACAGACTACTCCTTAACCCATCGGTCCACGTGCCATTACACCTTTAGTCGCCGCACCTGTGCCACGGATTTTAATACCGTCAGTCTTTACATTATCAGCAGCAGGATCGCCTGCAGACACACGAGGTGTAGCAGTTTTCTTAGTCATCTTATCGGCGACTAACTTGTTCGGGTCTTCCATCTTCTTCATGACCATAGGGCCTCCAGACATACTGTGTGGTTTAGCATAGACAGCGGCTTGCCCCACTTCTTTACCCATTACCTTTTGTGAGAACTTAGCCATATCCTTAACCCGTTTTCTGATTAGCGACTTTAGCCAGACCCCGACCCATCTGCAGCATCTGGGAATCAGTCTTACCGCCCTTAGCCATTTTCTTGGCACCGTGCATACGCTTCTCGTGCTTTTTAATTTCTTTGTCCGCTATCTTTTTGATCAGCGGTTTATCTTGTGCTGCATCCATATGTTTTGCCATTTTCTGCTCCTATGTCGTCGTTACTGTGACGTTGCTTACTATGCTTGCGCTTGTTAGGTAGTTAGGTGTTAAACCAAAATCGCTGTAACTCGCCCCACCTATTGGACGCCAGCCCCACTGGAACACCCTACTACCACCGCTTGGGTCACCAAAATCTGTATCTACCGTTATCTGCAGCCCTGTATAACCTGCTTGATAGTAGCTATTATCACGACGTGGCTCGCGTACTGCTTGCGGATCATCCACGGGGTACATACCCAATTGTAACTGAGGCTGATCTGGTTCCCAGCAGGTATTACAAACTTTAATCGAAACTTGTTTAGTCTTGATTATCAGGATTTTTAAATCCTTTAATTTATATCTAAAACCGCACCGATCACACTCGGCAATTGAGTGTCTGCCTGAACTAAACCTATTACCCATGATTACGTCACAAACATCTGGCGTGGAACAAAGCGCACAGCAGCCGTATCACGGTCTTCACTCGCTGCCCAATCCCATGCTTCGTCGTACATTGCTTTTAAACCAGCAACACGAGTAGGATCAACTTCAACTTTTTTAATTGCAATCATGTAGGCTAAACCCGCAACCAAACAATTTAAAAAACGGAAAGGAATATCAACCACATTAACGCCATCACCTGCGTCATATATACGCTTCATGCGCCAGTAATAGAACACATAGAACGGGTCTTGTTCTGTGCCTTGATCAGGCGCAGGCCAGACATTAATCTGCGGGTTCTTTGATGCTGCTGCTTCCGATCCAACTTTCTGCCCTGACTGACGGTTGATCCACACCTGAATAGGGCGACCTTGCGCTAGTTTGTTAGGAATAGTCGAATAAGTAGAGACGCTTATGCGTGTAATATTGAGGTCAGTCTGGTTAGGACCTTGTCCGGAAAAAGTGCGAATAACATGTTCAATAAGATCAACGGTATCATTAGGTAGATCATAACTTGTTTGTCCTTGCACTAAGTTGATCGAGCCTTGCTCGATAGTCCAGAGGTTAATACCTTTGTTAGCCCACTCTGTCAGTAAGAAGTTTAAACTGCGACGTGCAGTTCTAAAATCATAGCCGGTACGCAACTCTAAGCCACAACGCTCAAACGCTTCCTCAAACACATCGTTAAGGTCTGGGTTAAAACTAGTTGTCGCTGTTGAATATGACATTAAACCATCCGCCCTTTAGTTTTACCACGCTGCGCTATGCCATCACCACGAGAAGAAGCAGACTTAACTGCACCGCCTTTTTTCATGTCTTCGCGTTTCATCATTGTTTTAGGGTCAAGGTCTGCGCCTAACTGCATCTGACGAGTATCAGAAGGTGCGCCACCGGAACCACCGCCACTTTTTGATGGTTTAGGTTTTTCTGGTTTTATTAACGTAGCTTTTCTACTTTCCCAATCCATATTTGGGTTTTTTATTGGTTTAGCAGTTTTAAATTCACGTATTTCTGGCGGCAAAAGCGGATTCTTCATCGCCATGTGCGCAGAACCTTTAAACTCATATTTACCGTCTTTACCTTTTTCCCACAAATCAGGGCGGTAACCTTTTTCAGGAGTGTCTTTATCTGCCATTATTTCCTCGCCATTCTCATGTTATCTACTAAGTTTGGATACGGCCTACCAGCAGCTTTAGCTGCCGCTTTTGCTGCTGACTTCTTAGCAGGGCTTAACTTCTTATGCTTCTTCGCAGGATTGGGCTTTTCCCAAACTTCACCACCGTCTTTATATTGCGTAAAGTCGGTGTTATCCCTACGAGGTTTTTTAACACCTTTAGGCATTTTAGATGGGGCAATGCTGCCCATTCCGCGAGAGGCCATCATTAGTACATCTTTCCACGTGTCTTACCACGTTGCGCTATACCATCAGCACGTCTGGAAGCAGTAGAGCCGCCTTTGCTAAAAGTTTGGCTGCCTAGTTCTTTAGCACTAACTGTGCTTCTGTACTTAGGACCTTCAACCGGAAACTTCTGGCTGCCCATTTCTTTCTTACTTACTTTACCTCTGTACTTAGGCTCTTCAATCGGGAACGATTGACTGCCAACACTTGCTTTAGTGTCTTCATACTCAGGACCTTTAAGCGGAAACTTCTGGCTTTTTTCCTCTTTCTTAGCAGGCTTTGCTTTTTTCTCTTCTTTGTACTCAGTGTTATAGCTAGTACCAGAACTTTCTTTAGCAGAAGGTAGCCCAGACCTAGTTGAGCTGGGGGATTTAAAATACGTTGATCTTGAATCTTCTTGTTCTTTATCCTCTTTAGATGTAAAGAGACCTTTTTTCATTCCTTCAACACCGCCACCTTCGTCGTAACGTTTAACTTTGTGTTTCATGATGGCTCCTTATTAGCACATGCCGCCAGATTTTTTACCGGAAATTTTACCGGTCATTTTGTTGCCAGCCATAACAACTTGCTTGCCTTTGGTCTTACCTTTAACAGCCATGCCGTCTTTACTAGGAGCTGCGGTAGCTACTTTGCCCATAGAAGTCATACCGCCCGAAGCCATCTTCTTCATTGGTTTACCAGCCGCTGCTTTTTTCTTAGCGATCATTTCCATGAACGGATTTGCTTTTGCCATTTTATTGCTCCTTAGATTTGTTAATGAACTTCTGCACAGTTTTAGTTTCCCAGATGCGAATGCCAGTCCAAATAATAGTAAATAATGCTGCGATGGCTGGTAATGTTTCCATCAATGTTCCTAGTACTGTTAATACCGACAACGCATCAACTGCGTATTTAGTCGCTTCGTGTTGATTTAACATTTCCATGCCCTCAAAGATTTATTTATCCGGCTATTCGGATCGTTCGCTGTCTTTGCAGAGGTAAGCTTCTTTTTCATACCTGACATACGGGCGCAGAACGACTCTTTCCTTGAACCGCCTTCCGGCTGGGGAGCTTTCAAATTCATTCCCTGTTTTTTGGCAGAGGCTCTCCCTTTGGCGTTCAAGCCACCAGCGGGATTCTTTCCCTCTTTGCGTTGCCATGCAGGTGACTTAGCCATAACACACCGTTACGTTATACCCTGCAGGTGTCGTAGCAAAAATTCCGTTTTGTGCCAAAATGCCTTCACCGGGTAATATAATATCTACCACGTTGTTAGAGTTTCCCGGAACAGCAATACGAATTAATTCAGTGCCAGTACCTTCGGTAGCGTTGTCATAAAGCACTACATCCCCAGCAGTTGATGCGCCAAGGCAAATAAGACTTTTAACACGAGTACGACCCGCATAAATTATGCCGTTACCAGTCGTATGCGCTGATCTTATGTCTGTTTGCATCATGATAGATGCTCCTTATTAGGCTGGTGTAATGGTAGTAGCGTCAGAGCCATTCCAAGGGGAAACGGCTGCAATACCTGTGCAGGTATAAATAACACCTGTAGATAAAACAACTACAGATTTACCTATGGTTTTGTTTCTTGTGTTGATTGCGTTGCCAACAGCGCCTAAAGCGGCGGTAGTGGTAGCTGGAAATACGAATCCGTTTTGAGAGATAACTGGACCCGTAAAGGTAGTATTTGCCATGTTAACTTGTCCTTACATGCAAGTTAAGCGTATCTGTCTGC